AAGAAAAGATGCATTAAAAGCCCTAGATGAAAGAGCATTAGCGGAGTCCAAGGAGGGAATCAGGAAAGTGGCAGAGGAAGACTTAGAAAAGAGAAGAGCCGNAGCCCTTGACAATGTAGAAGNTGCATTAAAAAAGACAACAGAGACAGAAAAAGATAGGGTCAAGGCGCTAAGCGCNCTACAGAAGGCAAACAAGAAAACTATAGATCTGCAAAAGAAAGCCGTTNAGGCATCCGAAAATGTTAAAGGCGCAGTCCAATCCGTGAGCAACGCTCAGGCAGCCCTATCAGACGCCAACAGAAAAGCTGCTGAAACAATAAGGTCAAGTGTAAGATCAGCCCTTGAATCAGGAGGATTTAGTGTAGCCATAGGAGCTATTTCCGCAGGTCTCAATGGTGTATTGTCTCAAGAACAAAAACTTAACGTCATAAGAAAAGAGGGTTTAGAGCAGTCCCTAAAAATAGCTCAGGATCAGGCTAAAACCCTATTTTCCATCGGAGAAAGAATAGCTACTGGTGGGCCAGGGTCAAGACTGGATGCACAAAGAGGAATACAAACGGCCCAAGCTATTACGGGTGGAGAAAGCATCTCCTCGTTCACACCAGAAGACNTAAAGTTAGCACTTGCAGTAGAGAACCTATTCCCAGGACTAAAAGAGGCAATTTCAACACAGGCCCTAGCTACGGTCGGACTGGATGATGAGCTTGGAGCCCTAAGGAGCAAAATTGTTCAGGATTCCACAGGTNTTGCCACAGCAGAAGTAAAGCCCGAAATTCAAAATGCTATAGATCAGCTCAATGTACAGCGCCATGCTCTTCAAGAGGCAAGAAAGCTTGAGAAAATAGCCCAAGACGACTTGTCCCTATCCAAGCTTGGAAATGTCTCAAATCAGGCCAACCTTGACGCAGCACGTGCCAGCGTTGGAGTGTCAATTAGAGAATTGGAAGAAGCTCAAAGACAAAGCAAAAAGCTAGAAAATGTAGTGGCGTCTGTAGACAAAGTTGCTGCTGCTGTTAGGTCAATACCCAAAGTGGGAAGGTCTGAAGAATCACGCTTTGAGGGACCAGACTATTTCAGCGTCAACGCAGCGAGAGGAACCCTTTCTGGTCCAGAGATGAGGGGCCTAGAGGCAGCGGCGTTAAGAGAAAAGTCTCTAATGCCAGCAGGATCAAAGTTGATGCTAGCGAACACCAGCGAAACTGTCTTAACAAGAAAGCAGTCAAGATTGGTGGGATTCAACCCAAGGAGCCAAGCAAATGCCGCAGNAGGAAACGCAGATGTTTCTGGATTGGCAGCTCTAATGGNGCAGGTGGTAACGAGATTAGACCAGCTAAACTCAAGCGTAAAATCAGGTGGAGTCAGCAGTGTAAACCTTCAGGTTGACACGAATAAAAATATAAACGTAAAAGGAATCAGTGGACTAGGGCAAAAGCTTGAGTCAGAGCTAACCAACAAGTTTGCTTCTGGAAACGATGTATCAGCGATTCAGTCCGCAATAATGAATATCATCTCTAAGCTTGGCGAGTCCGGCTTGGCAGATGACCTAGGGAGATAAGCAATGGCAATAACAATGCAGTATGGCTCATACTCATTCACACCAGTTCCACTGTTCACTTGGGACACATCGATGGTAAGAGACTCAAAGGGATCAGGCATTGCCCTAAGGCACTCGCTTGGGTTCACAGGAACATTCTTGGAAACGTCAGGAGACGCAACCAACATATCAGACATCATCGCAGCAAGAACCAGCTTGATCAGCGCATTAGAAGCTGACAGCCAAGAGTTTAAGATTCTAGAGGACGCAGTAGGGCTAGTATCAGGGGTCTACCCTAGGATAGGAGATCTCACTGTTGATGAGGGGACATGGTTTGACAGAACATCATACTCCTTCTCAGCAGAGTGGGACGAATCCATTGGGTCTGATAATATTTCAGATTACTCTGAATCATGGTCATACAGGGAAGAAGAAGACAGGGAGACTATTGAGCTATCCCATGAAGTGTCAGCAGTAGGAATAAACAGCTCAGGAACAGGTGACAACACTCTTGCGAACGCAAGGACGTTCGTAACAGCAAGGATTGGATACGTTAATCAGCCAGCATCACACCCCGCCTTCGCACAGGCAAGCGGAGCGTACTCTGGCTACGAAGGTCTAAGATCTGAAAACGTAGACGTAGCAGCTGGATCTTATTCTGTATCAGAGACCTTCACGCTTTCACAGACAGCATACACCCACACTCAAACATCCTCACTGTCCATACAAGGAGGAACTACCTCCATAAAGCTAGATGGAAGAATACAGGGGCTAGGCAGAAGCACAACAGCCTACGCCAATGCACTAAGCGGATGGAACAATACTGTAGAAGCATCTTTGTCAGGTACAGCATCAAGCCTATACACCGAACTAGGAGGAGCTGAGACGCTTTATGTGTCAAACCCGACATCAGAGTCACTAGGCAAGGACGCATCTGCCGGAGAATTAACATACTCAAGAGAGTACACAGATTCATCAGTAGACAACCTACCCTCTGGAATTGACAGTTTCTCCCTGAACATATCAGACGAGCAGCCAACATCTCTAACATCTTCCGTTTCAATATTCGGAAGAGCACTAGGCAACGTTGTCCAGTCAATTGGAACCCCAACAGAGGGAACCTTTTCCATCTCTGGAAACGCAAAGGGAGAGCAGGGCTACGCAATGGCCTCAGTTCTAACCTATGCGGAAACGAGAATTGATGCAGTTAGACCACTAGCAGGAGACTACACAACTCTAAGGCTAGAGGCACAGAGCGTGAGCAAAGATGCGGACTTGAATGAGATTCAATTTAGCCTCACTTGGAGATACACAAAAAACCTCTCAGCAGCCAAGGTCGATGGCGCTGTAGACTTAGGAAGTTAAAATGTCAACACCCACCATCAAGTTTAACGTATTCACAGTGTCGGCAGGAACACCTTCTGGATCAAGACATCTTGAGTCAGCTGGCAACTGGTCACAGAAGGCGGACGCAAGTTCTACAGGCTTCATAGATATGGGAAGCTTAAACAACACTTCGGCAAAAGTTTCCTCCTCAACCCTTGCAGTGGTACCCTACATAGACGCACTGAATGGATCCACAACTGTTGAGAACATGAAGTTCTGGATGCCAACTCAGACAGCAATAACCACCGGAACGTTCACGTTCAACGAAAGNATTGNGACAGCCTGGACGAGCGGAATCGCACTGACCGATGCCAGCGGATCGTTCTCAAGCTCCACTCTTCCAACNTCCCAGAACGTAAACAGGACGACCGGAGAGACCACAATAACAGGAGCAGCTGCTGACGCACAAGTTATGCAATACTGCTACCTNAGNNTAACAGTAGACACAGATGTTGTCAATGGCTCCTATGGAGGAGCAGACGGATCGATCAAGCATAGACTGACATTTGACTTTAGTTAATATCGCATACAGTACTGTAGAAAGAGTTTTAAAATGGCAACAATCATAATAAAAGAATGGGACACATCTGGCTCGGATCCAACCGGGTCCAGGCATCTGTACAATCATGCCTCATTCTCTGGAATTATTGCCTCTGGAACTACCAGCTCTGGAGTACTCAGCCTTGAAAGCGTTGCAATCCTGGACGGAGACAACACCTCGGCAACAAAGTGCTTCACAGCCCATTTCGTAGATTTCTCAGACGGCGACGAGACCNTNGATTCATGCACGTTCTACGTTAATGATACTGACATATCCTCCACGTCCTCNAACATTGTATTTGAAACAAAAGACACGTGGGAAACAGATTTCTCCCTCCTGTCTGANAACGAGCTTGACGCTCCAACTACATCTGGGCAAGCAGAGACAGTNNTAAGGTCATCAGGGCTCAACACCTTCTTTCAAGACTCAGACGCCCATTCTTCTCAGTTTCACTATGTGGCACTACAGCTAATAGGAGACACTCCCGTCGGACAGTACGGTGGATCAACCTCTGGTCTAGATCTTAAATTTAGCTACACTCAAAACTCAGCCAGTGGAAATAGGGACTAAGATGCCATTAATGTCAGCCGCACTATCTGGAAAACTTTCGCACTGGTACGATATGCAGACCTGTGACCTGGGAGATCTAACCAATGGAAACACCATTCTCGATAGAATAGGCGGAGCTAATACTGCACTAGCATTGGGCGCATCTTATGCTGTACTATCTCAGGTTTCAGGAATGGACGGAAGCGGAATCCAGAGCCAAATAAGCGCTAGTTTCTCGAATGGAGAAACCATAGTTGCTCCCATGATTCATGTATATGCGTCTGACACAAGTCAGAAAAGTACATCATTGTGGGGCCCAGGATCCGGATCCTTCACGTTGACATACTGGGACTGGGCAGAAGAAAACTACGGAACCCAAACCCTGTACGGGCCATCGCTATCAGAAAATTCCAGCCTCCCAGCGCAAGATTTCAGTCTTCTAACAAGGTTTCAAAATGGAGAAATGTATGTACAGGCATACAAGACCAGCTCCGAGCAAACCTCAGCAAACGTGACAGTCACGCCAGAGAGTGGAAGATGGAATCACTGGGCATGGGTAGTTGACAAGGCTGCTGGAGACATTGACCTATATGTCAACGGAAGCGGATTTCCAATGATGAGCGGGCAGTCACACGTTCAACTCATGAATTACCCTGGCAGAGACCAGTCCGTTCGTTCGGACGCCTCATTGAACTTCCACGATTTCGTTGGGAGCAGATCCAGTCAGTCCGCAGGGACTCAGCTTGGGCTAGCTGGATACAAAATGGACAGCCTAGGAGTATTCGGAGAGGCTCTAACAAGTGGAAACATTGTTGACCTATACAATGGCGGAGCTGGTGTTTTCCTGGGAACATATGATGACAGCATCAGCGAACCGTTCACAGGACTTCAGCACTATTACAACTTTGAAGACACTTCTCCAATCTCATCAGGCTCAACACTGACAGACATAAAAGGCAGCGCAGACCTAACCCTTGAAGTTCTAAGAGGGGGAGCAATTGGAGATGGGTCAAATGAGTTCTATCTAGAGTCTGGCGCAGGAATCTCTGGACAGGCAACCTCTGGAAACCAAGACGGAGACTGGAACTTCACTAGAGAGATTTACTCCAGTGGAGTGGGTCAAGATGCAGCTTGGAACATTGCTGCAAGTGGAGAAGACTACTCCATCTCATTCTGGAAAAAAGGAAACTCTGGAGGAACAGACAGGGGCTTATTCGGAATTGGAAACAAGGATAGGTCAGACTTTCAGACTTACGGACATATTGCAAGGGGAGTGTTCGATGTCAGTGATAACTTCTGGTATCAAGGTCAGATTGGTCGCCAAGGCAGTACCGTTACCAACCTTAACGTAGCTGGAGCATTCACTGGTTGGCAGCATTATGTTATTTCTGTAAATAGGAATGATCTGTCCCAGGTCACCACCTGGAGAAACGGAGCAGTAATCTCAACCAAGCTCCACAATGATGCTGGCCCAGCTCTCTCATATCTAGGCTACGAACCAAACAACAACTATGAGTTCTCACTCATGGGAGTAGAAACATGGGACGGGATCACGGACAATGGAATTCATGATGACCCTGTAAACATAGACGAATTCGGCCTTTGGAATGTAGCACTAGACCAAAGACATGTTGACCTGCTTTACAACTCAGGATCAGGAACCTTCTATGAGTTTACACCAGAGGTTGCAACAGGGGCGTCAACCGGAACACTTGGAGGCTTCGTTGACTCGGTACTATTGTCAACCGGATCCTCAGCAGGAACACTAGGTGGTTTTGTAATTGCAGACCCAATAGTTTCGTCTGGTTCATCGTCTGGAACGCTAGGAGTATACACAGCTGGAACCCATATATCAGTAGGATCAACAAGTGGAGATCTGGGAGTATACGTAGAAGCAGTAAAACTGGAAACAGGATCAGCCTCAGGAGACATAGGAGCCTACATTGAGGCAGATCCAGTAGTGTCATCAGGAGCCACCACAGGAACCTTGGGGGGATACGTCCTTGCAGATCCCGTTGTCTCATCAGGATCATTCGCTGGAACACTAGGAGGATTCGTACTAGCAGACCCAGTTGTTTCATCCGGTTCATCATCTGGCTCACTAGGGGCGTACATTTCAACAGTAGCCGTGATATCATCAGGCTCAGCAACAGCAACTATTGGTGGATACGTAGTAGCAATACCTCTAGCAGATCCGACAGGGGTAATAACCATACCATCTCCCCCTGTGACCGTATACAGCTGGGACACGTCGAAGCCAGACCCATCAGGATTAAGACACATCGAGTCAGGCCCATACCTTCCAGCAGCAAATCTTGGAACGGTAGGTGGATTCAATAAGGCAGCAGCGAGTGGAACACCTCTCACGATGCTTAGCCAGGACGACCTAGCTCCATCCGCCACTGTAGTTGGCGAGACAAAAGCACTAACTGTAGGACTAGGACAGCCCAGCGGAGTAAACTTCGATAACGCATCAGCTGGGGACATAGTTGACGGATTAAGAATCTACAATGTTAAAATGTGGATGAACGATACTTCAGATATTTCAGCATCCGGAATATCACCCTTGACATACTACAGAAAAGATAGCACATGGACAGAGGGTATCGCACTTACTAGCGCATCTAGTGGAGTAGCCCAGGTTCCCACTACGCTGGCGTCAGGAATTGACCTTGGGTCGATTGAGAATACAGGATTAGACTCTTCAGTAACCGATTATGTCTACTTGTTCATTGAGCTTCCATCTGGAACATACGGAACTGGAGCACTGGGCGGAACAAACGGAGGATACTCTCTAAGAATATCATACGACTACACTGAAGAAGGGAAGCTTCTATAATGAACTATGAAGTAGTAAGAATGGAAAACGAAACAAGGATAAAGATAGGCACCCTCCTTGGAATGAAAGAGATCAGGACTGGCGCACCAGGAGATGCAAAGATAACCTTTACGGCAACAACCGACATGCAGTCCTCTATGGGGAAGGTTATATCGGCAGACAACTCAGAGTCTTCCATAGTCGACACAGTATGGGANGGAAAGAGACAAATGATAAGATGTACGCCCGTAGGTGAGGTATCCTTAGGAGAAATGGTATGGACGCTAGAGCATCTTTCTCTAGATGGAAACATGGACATCGTTGCCAGTAAAAAAGAGCCATCCTTTGGCGACATAAACTTTATAAACCTAATTTGGGAAAACAAAAGAGCAAGAATAGACGTGCTCACTGGCGAGGTCAATACAAATGGCTAGTATAATAAAAACATCTACGGTCAACATGGAGGTTACAGTCTATGCTAACTCAGACAATATAGCACACCAGACGACCAATGCGCCCCTACAGATTCTATTCGCCCCGACAACAAGTGGCGAATTCGGACAATCTCTAAGAGTAACAAGGACAGACAGCTCAGCAAACTTTGCAACGTTGTTCACCGTTGGAAAATCAGTGGTCCCAGTAGAGGGAACAATTGGAGCCGTAGTTGTCTCTGGAACTCATGCCTTTACAGAAGCAAGCGGAGTAGTCTACTCTGACGCAAGTGGAACCACGGTAACCATAAACGGATCATACCCATCTGGGTCAGACGTTCACAACGTTTCAGTAGACTTCTCAGAGGGAGACAGATCATCATACGGTGGGATAACAGTTTCCCCAAGCGGAACATTCTCTCAATCACACACATATTCGTATCCAGGAATCTTTCACATAACCCAGAGAGTACAGGGGTTAGACGGATCAGTAGATATGGACTCATTTAGACTCAACATGGCATCAGACCTATCAGGGTCAGGACTCGGGGCACTTACGATATCAGCCTCCCCAGAGAGTGGCTCAATCACATCTGTTTCAGGACTATCAATAGCAATGTCAGCAACAGGAGCATCCGGAGTGTCACTGGGGGCGACAGAAGACGAAAGCCTAATATGGAGACTGGGCAACCTTGAGAGAAGCAGCAAGACAAGTCTAACAACTCAATACTTTGAACCGGGTAATTACATCCCGATAGCTAACTACCTGTTTGCTGGACCATCAGGCTCCGTGTACATAAGTGACATTACATCGGCAGGGGCAAACGACTAAATTCGTATAATATAGTACAGGGTTTTATTTAGTGCCAACTAGGAGTAACAAATGGCAGTCAGCGGAATTATCCCAGTCTCAGGACTGGACAATATCCACCAAGCAGAACTAGTAACTTCACCTGAGGGCCTATTCGGCTCCGGGTCAGGAGTCTTTCTATCCTCGGTAAATGCATCATTTGGATTCGGATCATCTCCTCACAGCTTTAGTTTAACGTATGTTCCATCTTCTTTTGAACACGAGCTTCTTCCATCCATTGGAACATTGGTGGATTTTACCATTGACAACTTCCTCGTAAAAGGCGCTGTAGTGCATGCAGACTACTCCAAGGACTCACAGGGAAACCTACTGTCTGTAACAGTAGAGGACCTTAGAAGCGGCCTGGGATACTTCTACATTGACACTGTGGGCATAAATGGAAGAAACGATACGCCAGAAACCAACACGGTAGATGTCCTAAATTGGTACAATACCACCACAGTTGCCCCAGCCACATCCGGAAGATCATCCGCAGTCAGAGAGCTACAGAGGATAGAGGAAGACGGAGCAACCTACAGGCAGATATACAACGCAACAGAGTACTTCGAAAGCACTGTGGGCACGGTGTCGGGCCTGCTCTCCGCCCTACCTATCCCAGAAGTTGTTGAAAACCAGCTGTCAGGAGATCAAGACGCATATCGATGGAAGCTCGCCTCTGTGCCAGCCCTAGATGCAGTCGAGAAGATCTTCAGTGACCTATCTTACGATATCTACTGGAACATGGCTGATGCAAAGATCTCAGTAATAAACAGAAAATACAGCGTATCCATATCCAAGGACAATATTCCTTTCCCAGGGGACACAGCAGAGACAGTACATTTGAAATACGGAAACGATGAAGCCGACACTCCCAACAAGCTAAAGGTCTTGGGTCCAGGAATGGAAGGCATAGTTGGAAGCGGAAGACTTATCCCGACAAGCGGAGCATTTTCCGAATCTTATGACATGGGCATTACTGTCGGAGATCCAGTATTCGAAGCCGGGTGGAATAATGTGACTGTCAAATACTTCGGACCAGACGGATCTCTCCAAGAAGACACCCCGACAGACGACGAGCTAAGCGCAGCACTCAAGTCCATTGAGTACTGGTCTCACGAGAAGAATCTAGAGAATAGAATAAGCACATCTGGTTACGTTCCGGGGTCAGGCGCTTTCGTAGGACAGGTTCCCGCAACAGAGTATTTGTCACAGATGACATCCAGATACAACTCTTCAAAAAGCTGGATCGTCGCATGGTACAACAAGATTAAATCTTTCGCAGAGACACATTATGGAAAGACATATATCCTAAAAACCGACTCCAGTCTATACAGCTATATCGACGATATTGACCTCGTAGGAGAAGCTTGGTGCAATATTGAAAACCAAGCAAGTGGAAACTTCGAAGATGGGTATAAGATTGACTCAACATACAATCTTCTTAGCCCATTCTACAATTCAAAGAGCAACAAGATGAAAGCTTACTGCGTCCTTCCCTCTGGAACGAAATGGGGAGTGACAGGAGAGGGTGTTCCTACTAGGTTCGAGAGCTGGAACGAAGATGCTTCAAATCAGTTTGTACCAATTAAAACAAAAATGTGGAAGTCTTCCAAGAACAGATTCGAATCCCCCATATTCGAATGGGGTAACAGCGAAAAGGGAATTTCAATAACTTTCCCCAACTTCTGTTACGACCCTAACGCTCCCAGGAATAGTGGACTGTTGGCAGTGTCCTCTGGCATATCGACTGCGAACAACGCATTCGAGACAGGAGACTGGACAGCCGACTTCGCAGACCCGCTCTTGAACCCAGTACCATATTTAGAGCTCAACCCAGCCTCGGGACAGAGTGTTGCCCTGCCTATTAGAGTAAAGAGAAGATACGGATACGCATACCCCTCAGTGTGGACAAGTGGAACAGGAAGCAAGCTTCAGATTAGGATAGAAGACAGCTTCGCCCCATGGAATTATGAGCCACAGGGCGTAACAAGCTCTGTCCAGAAGCTTGAGCGGGAAGTGTCGGCCTACTTAGCCTCACAAAAGATTGATACGCAGGATGCAACCCATGCAGAAGTCACAAAGGTCGGGCTTCCAGGAATGAGCTTCGACGATTTCTCAGTTCAAACCCTAGGATCCCAGGGTTACGGATCCATTAGCCATGGTATTACAAGCGTAAACGTGGGAAGAGGTGGCGGAGAGAACTGGAGGACTAAATACTCTGTAAAGTCACACTTTCCTCAGTTGGTCAAGGCTAAGCCAATTCAGAAAGATAGGGAAGAGGACCTATCCTTTGTCATTAAGCAGATTAAGCTTCGAATGGAAGATATAGATATAGACTTGAATCTAAAGACCGGCGGTGCATTTGCTCCAATTGATGACACTAGGCTTGGCTGGATGCAAGTAGAATCAAAGGCGGAGAAAAGATCTGTCCCAGTTACTATTGAAAACGTATACGATAGAGCGTCAGGAAATCCATACTACCTGTGTTCAGACGCCAGAGGTCGTGAGTACCCTAGAAACTTATCCCTAAACGCCGGAACCCAGTCTTCAAGGGAGGCACGTGCCATAGATGGCCTCCTGGACATAGGAATGGAATGCACATACCACTACGAGAGACTTGAGGACGGAACCATCGTTCAATGGTTCACCGGGGGAGTAAACCTAGGGGACTCCAAGGTTATGACTGTAACATCAGACGTAAAGACAGTAGCCGTGGGCGGAACAGACTACTCCGTAGTAGACTTGGCAACAATTCCTACAGGAGGAGGAGTCGCTCTTGCCGTAACAAACGTCCCACTTATAGATCAGACAAACACAGCAACTGTTACAAATGGAATCGTAGTGTCAGTAGCCTCACCGATGATCGATACAAACATTAGAACCTATGACTTCACTCCAGCATCAGGGGGAGCAGCCGGTCTTTACGTTCAAAATCCAGGAGGTGGAACATCCCCCAGTGGAGCAGAGTTCGCAACAGTGACTACCGCCCCAGAGGCAGCATCCGGCACAGGTGGAGTCCTAACTACCTTCGACGTGGGCAACCTAACCTCTACAGTATACAATGACGCAGCAAGTGGAGTAAAAGTAAGCTTCGTAGGAATCGACCCCAAGATAGTTCAGTTGGGAGACGTTGGAATCCTCTCTGTAAGACCGGACACAGAACAGATAGTGCCAGGAGTTCCTGCGTCTGGAACAACTGCCATTACTCATGTACTATGTCACATCGTCAAGCCCACCTTCATAAACTACGGACTGGTGTAACATGGCTGAATTCGTCTACCCATCTGGCGCTGGAGCATTGTGGCCTACCGGCTTCACGGCACCAACCTCCGGTGTAGCTTATGTACAGCCATTTTCCGGCGCATCGGGAAACCTATCAACACCATCCGGATCAGTGTACCCCATAGCTGTCCCAAGGATTGATCCAGGTGCGACATCTGGCACAGATGGAAACCAATACATTGTTCCCTACAGTGCCCAGCTGTTTTATGCAGCATTAAGTGGAATCCAGGCAGAGTATGCAGAGCGAGAAGCAATAGAGCCAGAGTTCCATGCCTTCCATGACAAAGACAAAACATCATATGAGGTTTTGACAAGTTGGTCAGGGCTACTAAGTGCCCCACTGGAAAATTTCCACATGGTGGTGGAAGAGGCTCAGAACGCCATAAGTGGACTAGTCTGCATGGACGGGTGGAATGACGACATGGAGGACTACCAGAGAAGAGTATTTGACTATAGGATTCTAATGTCAGGAGTCCCATCAGGAAATAGACTCAGTAACAATGTTTCCTATTACAACGTATCATCTGGCTCGACGGTAACTATCAACCCACTAGACAGGGCAAGGTCTGGTCTTTTCCCAATTAATGTGGAAGATGCAAAGAACCTACATTCCCAATGGGGAGTAGCCGCTGACGGGTCAAGAACATACGGAACAGATGAGTTTGGAGCAAGCGGAGTAGCTGCTGGCGACCAATCAGAAAGAGACCCTGAATTCCAGCAGCATGCCTTTGTGGGACACTTCGACTGGTTGGTTCAGAGTCTCATGTGGAGACCGCCTATTGTAGAGAGCTTCACGAAGGGGACCAATACTACTGAGTCAAATTATGTTCAGTATGACAGAGGAAACTCAGCACTATCATCTGGCGCACCCAGCAGCTCTACAGTGTGGTGGCATGCAAACGATACACGTGATGACGGTGGGGCCCAGTCGGTCAACGATCCGCTAGCAGCTGGGTCAGGAACCATTCCAAACTCTGAGATACTTGGAGACCTTGGAGCGTGGAGAGTTGGAAAACCACTAATGAATAGACTAATGCCACTAGGAGGGTTGCCCCTGGGAGCAGATACTTCCGACACCCCAACCTCATTTTCTTGGAATCCTGACACTTTGGAAATGTACGAACAGCACGATGTTCAAGCTATAAGCGGATCCCTTTCTTCAAACATTAAAGACTACTCAAAGTGGGTAACCGCATCAGGAATAGTTTATGACCCGGGCACTGGATATAGCGACGACTCAGCCGACAGGTTTTACAAGTCTCAGTCCAAGAGACATGGGTCCATAACAGGGTACTCTTTTGCAGGATTACTAGATCCAGACCCAGGCGAACCAGGGTACATCTCTGAACCAACAGACCCAGGGTCAATCAGTCACAAGGCAGAGGCATTCCAGAGCGCAATATCTTGGATATCTCCAGCGGCATCTGGGCGATGGGAGGCAGCTGGATCTTCTGTTCAGGCGGGAAGTGGAATATCTTATCCAATAGGAAGCGGATCAGAAATAGTCATAGATGCGACCATTGACACACACGACTCCCCCTCTGGATGGGCAGTTCACAACGGTAGATCAGACTGGACAGGTCTCCATATTTGCGTTCAGACAAACAAACATATACCTGAGGAGGTTGAAAACACCTCAACTGGGGCAGTAGCATCCTTGGGCTTTGACGAAAAAAGAAAGGGCGGAAGCCTTGACTCGTTCGACTCCTGGGTAGAGGGAGATACAAACACTCAGTTCAAGAAACTAGTGTACGTGGAGCAGAGCCAGCATTTAACCGGAGACATAGACCCAGCCTTTGATGCGTCTGGGCAGATCGCCAGTGGATATGACTACCTAAGAAGAACACCATCTCTGTTGAATACGTGCTATACAGAGGGCGGAAACCTAACAGCAATGGTGTATGACAGTACAACAACCCTAGCAGTCGCCGGAAGTGTTACTCAAACAAACATTATGACAGGAGGAGAGTCTTTTTATGTATATGGAGATGTAAGACTCGCAAACGCCGGAGAGTCCTGGAGGGGAAACAACTACAGCTTTGCTTCTCTAAGCTCGACAACAGAGTGGAGCTACGGAATATCCGAGTCAGCAAGTGCAGCAAGCTATCCAAGCGGGGTAGCCTTTACCACCTTAAAGCTTTCAGATTACTCCCCTGCATCAGGAACAGTATACACCCTGCCATTGTGGACAAAGTTTGAAGAGGATATGGCGGCACTGTCAACAGCATGGACCAGCGGAGCTATTGGATACTACTCACCAGACGCCGACCTTTCAGACGGAGGAAATCACTGGGACGCATTCTCATCTGACGTAGATGTCTCGGGATGGAACGCTGCCGTCAATGGGGCAGATCCAATGTTTGGATACGCCGAGGATACAGGCGGAGCAACGATAGATGCAATAACGCTATTAGATGTTGTAAGCAGTGGTCCAAACCACTGGCTAGGCACTAGCGGAGCTGGATACTCGGTAAGCTCTATCAGGTTGAAGTTTCCAGTCATACTCGGTCCAAGTGGCCTAAATTAACAAAAATAGACGTATAATATTATAGCTAGCCCACTTAAGGCGAGCACAACCATGGTTTGGGACTAATTACCCCATCAATTAAATAAGGAGCCTATAATGGCCGTTAATCTAACATTCAGGAACCCAGCAGCAACCGGGACAATTCTGTCCTTGCTAACCGCTGGAACCTATGACCACCTAAGGTTCTCAGGGGCCACATCAGGAACAGCAGTAGCGTCTGGATCATCCCAGGATACTAGCTGGATCTCAGACTCAGCAGGAATCCCAGCAGGAGCAGCTGGAACCTCAGGAGCTCTTCCCAACAATAAGTACATAAGTTCCTCAAATATCGTAATAAACGATAATGCTGGATCTCAGGCTTACTCTGGGACACTAGCAGCCCTACCGGCAAACACAGTAGCAACCGCTCCTGACTTTGACCTTCGTCCAAGTGGAACCATCCTAATTGACCTCTCATCCGATGATGGCAGTGTCTTCAGGACGTCAAACACATTGTTCTATCTTGACGACGGAACAACGCCAGCGACAGCCCCAGTGGGAATCACAGCACACGCCGTTGAATTCAACAAGAATGGTGAAGGCTCGACCACATGGACTGACGTAGGAGGCTCAGGCAACCAGATCACCCTACAGGAGCATAGCTTGGGCAATGGCTACGCACAGGCGACTCAGCACATGTTCGCCATCGCTCTCTCTGTCGTCCCAACAACATCCGGAACCCTTGAGAGCATACGCTTATCCTTCTCAACTGACTTCGGAGCGTAACAGTACAACCAGATCAAGAAGATAGCCTTCTGGGGTAAAGCCTGGGGGGCTATTTTTATGCACACATTTATCCTGTCGAGTGCTACTACATACGGTAACAACAGAAAGAAGGACCATATGAGCAAGAGTGACGTACTAAGCATCAAACTATCAAATGGCGAGCAGTTCGACTACCACTATGGCGAAGAGCGATTCGGCTCACTATTAGAGCGTGACCTCTCTATAGTGTCAGGGACACTGGGTTTAAAGCCCCTCAGCAATGAGACAGAGGCTGTAGCTATGTATGTAAGACTCCTAAACCAAGGGGGAAAAAGTAGCTTCACAATACTAACATCTGAGCTTAGAGGAGAGACCTGCCTAGTAACGCACTTCAGGGCAAACGGACAACACATGAGAGAAGAGACCATACCTGTTCCAACAGACTATTGGGACTTTGCTGTTAAGACAAACGTATAATCAAGAACATATCCAACATAAGACTTATCTAGTCTCAACGGGGACCATCTGTAGCGTCTGAGCTAGGTGGAGCCCCTATTTTTTTTTTGCCCAGCCAGACCATGTAGTTCGGGTAGAAGTAAAACCCACTCCCAAAAACAACCAATGCTGTTAACCTAGTGGGCCTTGGGAGATGGGTACGCTTGCCAGCGTGGGGGGCCAGCTAGGGGAACTAGCTCGATGCAGTCGTCGATGCAGTCGTCGCCTATTGGTCTTGTCGGTAGGCAAGACAACAAGCCCCTGCTCCTCTAATTATTAGGCTCCATACGGAGCTACCTCCTGGACCCTAAGACCGAATAGGGACAAGCCCTATTTCCTCTCTTCGAGAGGCTACTCAGGTGCCCTCTGGTGACGTTTGTAGAGTAAGTTGGTGTGGTTGTATAGAGCAAAGGAGAGCGTCGATCACAGGCCCTCTCAGATACCCTCTGAGGCATGACCCCTGCCCTGTATAAAGCACACCCTGGTAGGGTCGTATAATATAGCATGGACCTACTATGAGTAGGTTTAACTAGTTGCGACATCGGAGGACACCGTGGGACTCGAACGCAGAATACCTATGAAGATCTACAAGATGTCTGATCTTATGAAGATGCATCCCCTGCTAGCTAAAATCAGTTCCCTTATGGAGAACACGTATCAGGATGCTGATGGCATCTGTGCTGAGCTAGCTTTCTGTGAAGAATCAGAGGAGTCCAAGGAGAAGGAGCGTTTGTACGCTAAACTAGACCTTGAGCTTGAGGGTAGACTGAATGCCATGCTTGAAATGGCTAATGAGCTAAAGATGGAGTTTGGAATAGGTATCTGTGATCCTTCCATAGGGGCTATGAATATACCCTGTTATGGAAATTCCTCTAAGGCTTTAGTGTATGTGTGTTTTGACCACACATGTGACATCAGCGAAGATGAGATAGTTTGTCATGAGACCCAGAATGGTGTTATTATTCCGGGCCTCACTCCATGGATCAATACTTAAGACGTGAAGCCATTCGCTTCGTGAGCTCTATTGTACTCAGCCTGCGACCGCTTAGCCACGTTCTGTGCGCTGCTCTCCTTCTTGAATAACCCTAGTGATTTTAGTTTACCACTGTTCTGCAACAGCAGAGCTCTCCACTTACCAGAGACGCTATCGAACTCTACATTGTATTTCGGAGCTGGACTCTTTTCTGCTACACTATCATCATTGTCGACTGGATCCAACGAATCAAGAACGACCTCTACTGCGAGGTCAACCGTTTCCTCATCCTCTGTGGATAGTTCCACTACGAACTCTACTTCCCCCGTAGCTTCGTCGCCAGACATGCTTGAGAAAAGCTCATCGTCCTCTTCTACTACTACAGCGTCTACTGGCGGAGTAAGTGTGTCATCGGGTGACTGCATAGAAGGCCATGCTGCGTCGAACAGTCCCTTGGTGCTCTCATCGACCAGTTTCAAGTTGTGGATGTTTAGGCCACCCAGCTCGTTCTTCATTACGACTGTTTGGCCAGGAACGATATCTCCGTGATAGATCTTCCATGCGACGACTGCGGCTGAAAGAGACTCACCATTAAGCTTAATGACGTGACGGCCCCTGTCCATTGAGACGGCACTTTTGCCATCTAGGGAGAAACAGATCTCTCCTGTGCGTGAGTTGTACGTGAATTCGTCTCTTACGTTCATGTTAGTCCTTCCATGGACAATATTTACAATTGTTACCCTCTGGATCGCCACAACAGTAGCCCTGTCTCCAGTAGGATGATTCTGTTCTTTCGATTTGACCAGTATCCTCATTTAGGAATGATTTGTCTCCGGCCTCGTTTGCTATCTTGTGAGCCAAGTTTAATCTAAAGACAGGCTCTACTGTACTTATAGCATCTATCACGTCTTTATTTTCATAACTTATTGAGGCCAATTTCTCAACCCTGCTGTCTACGTAGATACCACACAGGGCTTCGTACTCGTTGCCCCTGTAGTCTCTGAGGTATCCCACCTTTGGATTCATGACTTGAATCGGGAGCCCAGGTATCTCGTGCATGCAGGTTTCTATACCTAGATGGGGGCACTTGCTCCACATTATGTTATTATTGAGAACGGCCCTGACTATGGCCATTGACTCCTCTGATGATGTGTTGCATAGGCCCTCGCATGTTGAGCCCGTGTTCATGCTGTAGAGGTTGATCTCCGGGTTAGCCCTAAGCATCTCGTAAAGCCTTGCACTCTGAGATGCCGGTGACTCAGACGTGAGATCGTTTGTGCATGCGTCTGTTGCGAAGGCAGCTACTGCCTGCTCCACGGTTAGTCTTTGTATCGGGGGCTTAACTCCGTCCAGTTTTGATAAGAAGAATATATCCGTTACTATCTCACCCATCTTGCGAGTGTCGAAAGCTCTGCCTCCAAGTTGGCTACGTGGCAGTATTATACTTCCACCGCTATCTATGTTTTCTGATAAGTTTTCAGGGTTTTCAAGCTCTTTCCTGACAATGGTATTGGCTTCGTCTATATCGTAGGTTCGTGTGAATACTGATGATTCCAGACCCGAAGACGTGCCATCGTGGTTTAGGGCGAAGTAGTCGTCCTGTATTATTTTATCGTCCCCCAGTACAGACTCTCCAAACATAGAAAGAGTGGTCTTCCCCGAGTTAGACTCGCCTACGAAGGCTACTGTACGAGTAGTTCCATCCTTGTCGGATGTACTCTTCAGTGACGCATTAAGAGCTATGGACCCTTTATCTGCCATGATGTCCGACCATGACCTAATCAGTGCGGCTCGCACTTCCCCGAATGAGTCTGTTCCCATAACCCTGGTGGTGTGCTCATCATCTGAGTCTACAAGGATTAGAGTATTGGACATGAATCTGGTGAATCCACCAGAGGTTGGCTTCCTCACCCTGGGGGTACTGAATCCCGGAGTGCATATGACGGTGATCTCTGGGGCAGTAAACGTATCAGACCTGTGCATGGGATATAGCATGGCCTTGGCCATCATAGCGATGTGCGGATAATCGTCGGAGACCAGAACTCTGGCGTGTACTGCGTTCCTACTGTTGTCCGATATCCATCCATCTATCTGTATCATGTTAGAGGATTCTATGGACTCGTCCTGGAGGTCTGAAATGACCTGTGCGAACGCACTCGTTATGGATTGGGGGCCGACGTCGCTGTCTGATATGGTGAATGTTGACTCAGGCGCTGTCCCGATAGAGTCTACATCTGTAGACATAGATCCAGACATCATGTTTACCAGGGTGAATCTGTCAGGGTTGTTTATCATCTTATCAATACTCGTTCCTTCTATGTATATTGATAGCATGGAACATGAGTGTATTTAAGATTAATTTATGCTATTGTAGGAAGTCCTTGAGCATGGCTAAGCCCTCGCTGTGAAGCCCCAGCTCTATCGCTGCTCTTTTATTAGTTCCAATTCTTAGATGCAAAGTAGCCCAGAGCTTTTCTCATATTTGGCTTCTTCCATGCCATGTGACCGAACCAGAATGAGATTTGCTTCTCTGCCTCTTCTACACTCTTCCCCTGTTGGGAGAGGTGGTAGATTGCTGAGGCTAGACTAGTCCTGTCAGCTCCCCCTAGACAATGAACGTAGATGCCGTGATCCCTGTAGATTCCAAATAGGGAGTTCAATATCTGCAGTTGCTTGTCAGATGGTACAGTGTTTGACCCCAGTGGAATGTTGAAGTAAGAGATTCCGAATGATTCGCACCACCTTCTTTCGAACTCATTCTCTACAACCTCAGACTTTCTTAGACTAATAACAACCTTGGGTTGATACTTGGCCATAACCCTAACGAACTTCTTTTCGCTCAGCTGGGCACTTCGTATAAATTTGCCATCAAAGTAAACCCACATGTTTCCAGTGAAGTACATTACCCCCACATAGGTTAGGAACGCTACGGCAGGAGCCATAAAGATGGCCAGTATGATTGAGCTATGAAGTAGTGACATTAGTTCCTGTTTCTGTATTCAGAAATCATACGCTGACCAGTGGGGTGCAAGCCTAGGTCTCTAGCGGACTCCATTGTGACGGACTCTGACATCCATGCAATCTCGTAGGAGTCATTGAAGAAGTCGTCGGCTAGAACCACCTCTTTGCCACGCTTAGTGGATCGAGTGATGTTCAACTGGTCACGCTTATGCCACCAGGAGAATGAGACTACTTCCGTACAGGAGAACGCTTGGTCATACCCCTTGCTCAGCTTTGAGTCTGGATCCCTGAAGATGTCAACCTCTGTTTCGATGTCAAAATTGAAGTCAACGTCATAGTTCTCTCCAATAGTAGACTTGGCTTTTGTTACTGCTAGGTCAATCTCTTCCTGAGTGACGTTCTTTGGTCTGAAGATGATTGCATAGTCTGAGTAGAGAGGGTAGTACATGTCTCTTCTGACTACACCCTCTGAGATCGCCTCAACGATGTCTCCACCCTCGATATGGATCCAAGCATGTTTCTGGAATCCTGGAATAGCAACGTTAGACAGGTATCCGTCATCACGGTGAACGCCAATATCTCCAGGCTGAACGATCTTTGACGCTTCGTGGATCTCACCAAAGTGGACCTTGTGGTAGCGAATCGCCCAGGTAACCCATGGGAATGTTGATAATGATCTTATGTCACCAACCCAGAAGACTAGGGTCTCCCAGATGTCATGCATCTTGTCAAGAATCTTCTTCATCGTGCTCATCTTTCTCTGGTGTCCAATCGGAAACTTCATCAAAGCTTTTTTCCTCTATGAATTGACTAGGGAATATCTTTGAAAGTTGCCCCTTCAGATCATCACGCTCGTCTTCTAGTTTTGTCTTGCTTCTGCATGCCTCTATATATGGATCTCCGAAGACCTGATTCTTCTCAGCATCTCGAACCTCTATGTTCTTGTTCCATATGAGGTTGTTTATTGCTGATAGTCTAGTTAGAATCTCCTGAACTTCCTTGGTGTGGAAAAGGCCCGGATCAAGGGTTGATGATATTACTTGATCAAGATACAACAGCTCGTTCCAAATATTCTTAAGCTGAAAATTGCTCTTCATTGCGTTTATCTTTAGGGACAGTATTGTTATCTTGTTAAGTATATCGCCCGTAGGTGTTTCGATTTCCATGACTGCTCCAATCTCTATGAACATTATACGAATCTATGTGTCAGTCCTTACTTTATAGCGTTTAGCCACCTTTTTGTGGTCTGTGAGTCTATCTTGAAGGTATTGTTAATCCAATTGTCATATTCAACAGGGTCATAGGCTCCACTTACCTTATCAGATAGCTTGCAAGGGGGCATGTTAGTAATCTTTAGAAACTCAGCGTCTTGACTATCCTCCATTTCGGAGGAATATAGGAACGATTCAACACCCATGGATCTTAATGCTAGATGGCTGCTTATGGAGCTTTGTGCGAGTACCACATCATGCTCCTTGTAAATGTCCTCTGGTATTTTCCATCTATTTATCTCTTTATACTTTATATTGAGACTGCTACACATGCTCCTGACTGAACTCCTATAGTCTATACTGTTTTCAGCGGGGTGGGGCTTGACTGCTATCTCAGATATAGCCATGCCATTCTCAACAGCCATGTATATATTTAGAATCATCTCTTCTATAAGATTCTTTGCCGCATTGCTCCTGAAGATGTCACATGATGTTATCATCAGAACCCTACCACCGCTCTCGTAACTTCCATTGAACGGTCTGAACGAGGGATCGCCAGCTAACACCACGCTACTCTCGGTCTTGGACTGGCTACTCAATACTGAAAACTCTGGCTCTGACCTAGCGATTAAAACATGTGCATGTGGAATATATTCACCCGGTGTATTATTGTATCCAACTGGATACCTATCTCCACTGAAGTAGACCATCTCACCCAGGAGGCACACATTGCCTTTGGTGTCTTCTAGGTTCATATTCATATACTCTCTGTAATGTCTATTTCCAGAGTACAGCATATGACTCTTAGTGCCTATCATTAGGGGTAGTACGAATGACTCTTCTTTATGAATTATGTCGTCAAACATCTCAGTAACGCTCTTGCGATTTACCTCTGGGTCTATCTTGTTAAACCTCAGCACTCTATCTATAGAATCGTTCCTTTGCGAATTGCGTGTATAAATAGAATAATCGCCAACAGACTTAATGATTGGGGAGAAAACACGAGCGTGTTGCTCTGTGGCTATAAAAAAGTTGGGCTTCATTCTGGCCACATGCCCATCTCACCTAGGCAGAACTCCCAGTTGTTCATGAATCTTACAGCCTTATCGTCCAAATAGTATTTAGCACGGGGCTTTACCGCTGTGATCTCGCTAATGTACTCCGCCATGCCGTACTTATCTAGCCACAGCCAAAGCTCATCTATGCATGACTCTGGACGATCCTCACGAGCCCTGCATGTGAATAGTATGATAGTATAGCGTTTACTGATTGTCCTCAGCGCCTCAAGTGCTCCATCTACTGGTGGCATGGTTGGGAAAACAGCGTCGCCACCTTTCTGTGCTATAACCCCGTCATAGTCTATGCATACAGTAGAGTCTATCTGACTTCGACATAGTTTTTCAAACTCTTCGTGCTCTTCGGAGTTAACACCTCGGTCGCTCATTTGCTTTCTCCATCTAAATAGTACAGCCAAAAGTTTCTATTTATCGAGTCTGTCAGGTATGAATCCTTTGAGCAGACTTCCAGCTCTACGCCTACCTCGGTACACCACTCATGGAACAGGCTTAATCCTTGTTTTACCAACTCATTCTCACCTTTGAATAAAAGTCCAACGCTTCCATCTATGGTAGATTTGTAAATATCTTTAGAGTCGTAGAAGTGAGAGAAGCTTTTACTGTTGTCATCCATGCTTGATGGTGCTTGGTCAACCCCTATTAAGCTTATCTTGCTCGCCCCGGTGTGTATCGCAGTGAATAGTGTGGTCTCGAACAGGGTTCCTGGTCCCCACATGCGTCTTGTTCCCGTCTTATCGAAGGTATTGTTATCGAAGTCGCAGCTTCCACAAAGAGTTTGACTGTTTCCTCCACCTTTTATCTTAAAGAAGATGTCATTACTATACCCACTCCATAGCCCCGACTCAATTGCTTTCTGTGCCGAGCTTGAACTTGCCAGCACTATTGTCTCGGGTGTATCATATCCTGTGAAGTTGTTACAGTTGTAGTGATGGATGTCTACGTTTCCATCCATGTATCCGAAAGCTTGTTTGACAGTTAGCACTGGCTTGTCGGCAAGTTCTCTGATTAGTATGTCAGAGTCAATCCCAGCTAGAGATGGGCCACATGATACAATGTAGACTGTCTCGCCTTCGTACATGTCTTTCATTATATCTAACTTACTCTGATCATTAAAGTCATGACCTCGGCTTACGTCTATGAATGCCGCTGCTCTATCTTTAATTGGAATATTAGTCCAGTTCATCTTCCCCCCGGATCGTTTACTGAGTATTCTTCAACTGTAATATTCTTGCGGTCAATTACGTACACTACATCTTGTTTATGTTTGAGTGATACCACATCATCCTGGTGCATGTTTGAGAATATGCCACGAATACACTTACTGACCATCTCGTGTGTGACAACCACCATGTTCCCACCGCAGTTGTCCTTAAGGAAATCAAGAGTCCTTCTATGTATGTCTAGATAGCACTCGCCTCCTGGAAACCTGTTCCTCCACTTGTCAGCCTTACGATGAGCAGCCTCTTCTGGCATTAGATCGTCCCAGTCGGCAATTATCTTGCCCTGTGCGATACCCATGTTTCCCTCCATAAGCCTCTTATCCTGCTCTATTGATGAACACTGCATGGTTGTGTCCCCATGTTCCAGCATTATCCTTGCAGTCTGCATAGTCCTGTCCTGCGGGGAGGCTACGAATCTTACATGAGTTAGTCCCATATTCTCTATCAGGCGTGAGACGGCCCAGCCAAATGTCGCTGCCTGACCTCTTCCACGTCCGGTTAGGTCTGAATTCATGTGACCTTGGCACATCCCCTTCTTATTCCACTCGCTCTGTCCGTGTCTGACAAGAATAAGTTTTCCACTGAATATGTTTTTAGCTTCCATAGTCTAGGTCATCCAGAAATCTAGACTCTCCACTGCTGGTGGCTGAGTCACGGGAGTCCTCTTTCAAAACTTTTGATACGCTGTCTATCATCTCACGATACTCCCTGGGCAGCAAGGCGCACTCAAGGTGGTGAATTTTAAAATCTCTAGAAAGAGAAAAGTGTCTTTCTATCATGGTTGCTCCGCTTAGAGCTGCTATAATAGATGCGGCATAGCCAACCTCGTGGCCAGAGTACCCGATAGACACACGACTAGATGCGCTCACTTCCCCTAGCATTCTGCGAACATACCTACAGTTGGATAATCCATCCGGAGTAGGGTATAGCGATACGCAGTGGAGTATGTGAGCCTCGATGCCAGCTTCTTCGATCTTCTTAAGTGCTGACTTAAAGAACTCGTGAGATTTCCCTCCCATGGAGTATACCATTGGGATGTCCATATCGCCACAGGCCTTAACAACTAGGTCGAACAGATCTGACTTGGCTGCATCCATTGATGCGATCTTTAGAGCGGCGGGCCCAAACCCACTTACGAAATCTAGAGAAGCTTGGTCATGCACGGTGGAGAACCAGTCGATGCCAACTGCCTTACAGTGGTCAACTATCTCTTGCACGTCACCCCTGTTGATCTCCAAGGACCTTCTGTAAGCCTTGAAGTTCATATTGCGCCACATCTTCCCATCGTCTGGATAATAGGCATCAACGTCCTTGAACTTAAACTTAACCATATTGGCACCAGAGTCCTTTGCGGCAGTTATCATTGCCTTAAGAACATTGGTAGATCCAAGGTGGTTGATGGTCATTTCTGCGACATAGATCATGTTACCATCTTCCAAGCTTCTTCAAGATTTCGTCTAAATCCTCGTCCTCGTCAATCATGTCCCTAATCTTCCCCTCACGAGCGACGACCCCGAGGTACTTCTTGCGCCAACCTTTTTTGTATATCTCACCAGGGATCACTAGTGCCCCATCGAGATCCATCGCAACGTAGTCCCCCATCATTATCTCCACGTCATCTATCCTAATGTCACACATGTAGTCGACCAGTGCCCAATGTCCAATAGCGTCGATAGGAACGCAGCCGTTAGAGAAGACTGGGTATTTAATTCTATCTATCACGGTCATGTCTCTGGTATATCCATCTGTAAGCATGCCCACGGACCCCATCTTCTGGTAAATCATTGACGTTATATCCCCAGTATGAGCAACCTCCATGTCCCCCGCTTCAAGACATACGATTGGCTTTAGCTTACGAAACAGATCCTGCTGCTCACGGTAGATACTCATTCTTATGTCATCTAGTTTCTTGTAGGCTGGAGGATCAGACTCAGGTTCTGTAACCACCCTGCCCCTTGTGGTAAACACTGGAGAAACGATTAGTCCATTCCTTTTTCCACGGTATCCAGCTGATGGCTTGATGTTAACAAACTGATCATTGGCCTTGGGACCCATAATATCTCTCAGTGCGTCATATGCTGCGCCAAGATAGGACATTAGCTACCTTCTTGCCTAATAAGTATTGCCTCAACGATGGCCAGATCTTCTGGGTCGTCGATGTCCAATGATTCAGTCTTTGAAACCTCTACCAATAGAGGGTTCTTCCCCACTCGTGTTCCCCTGTTTACAAATGACTCAACTGTTACGCCATATAGGCCATGAGTCTCCATCATCTTCTTGTCCAAGTCTTGAGAGTTAGGCAGATCCTCAATAGTGAAGTTCTCAGGAGACCCATTGTTCCAAAAGTATTCCTGAACAGGAACCACTGTCATGAACGAATCGTGTCCAGTTGAATTCTTCCATTCTCTAATAACCCTATCAATAGTCTCCGCTGTAATAAGAGGAGAGGTGGAGAAGGTTTGACAGATGACATCTACTTCTTCAATTGTGTGCAGTGCCCATGTTAGTAGGTCATTTGCGTTGCAGTCGTTTGTAGCAAGTTCTGCTGGTCTATCAATCAGGCGAAGACCCTTGCTGAGTAGGTCGCTAACTTCTGACTTGATATCATCGCTCTCTGTATCCAGGTACACGTAGTCAACCTCTTTACATAGGAGTGCCTTTTCACATGCCCTGCGAACAAGAGTTTTTCCCCCTACTAAGGTGAGGTTTTTATTCCTCACCCTCTCGGACGTGCCCTTGGCCGGTATGGTAAGTGCAACTTTCATTATTGGGCGTCCAGTCTGTTAGACACTGCGATAGCATCTTCTGGGTAATCTACGGCAATGGTATCCCCATCGACCTCTATGCATATTACGTTTATACCAAGCTCTAGAAATCTTATTATCTCAATGTCCTCAGCCCACTCATTGTAGCCCTTCACCTGAACAGAGGAGAACCTCTCCAGCTCTTCTTTTGAGAAGCCATATATACAAACCTGTTTTTTTGACTTAACAGCTGATCCATCTTTTGTACCAGGGATTGCTACTCTTGATGCATATAGTAGACTACCATTCTCCGCAACAACCATCTTGGGAACACTGGGGTCTTCCGGATTTTCATCACATGACATGTCGGCCACACAGTTAATAACTGAGTCCCTATTGCTTAGCTTTGCAGATATAACTCTCTTTACGTCTTCTGGGTTAAGCATAGGCTCGTCTCCCTGTATGTTTATGAAGTAGTCTGCGTCTATTTCAAGTGCGGCCTCAGCAACTCGATCTGTTCCGGTTAGACAGGTGTCTGAGGTCATTATACACCTGTACCCGTACTCCTCAACAACTCTCTGAATTTCCATGTTCTCAGTAGCGATGTAAACATCTTCTTTCCCACCCATAGCCTCTGCTGCGATGTCAGCTACTCTTATTATCATAGGTTTTCCAGAAATATCAACCAGAGGCTTCCCTGGAAACCTAGATGACTTGTATCTTGCGGGAATGATACACGCAACCCTTGGGGCCAGCCTGGAATCTTTAATTGCCTTCTGCATTGCATCATAGTCAAAAGAATCTGTTATAGAAAGGTTGGTCAGGATGGTCTGAATCTGACTTGGACTGTACCCTTCTTCCTGCAGTCTCTGAACGTATGTTGGATGTATTTTCATTGCTCCTGAAATAAGATACGATTCAGAGTACCCCCATTTTCCATTGGAGAAATGCTTTGATATTACACCCTGGAGCCCATTATGTCTACCAGACCCTTCGTACTGAAATTCACACAGGGTTAGCATCTGCTCAGTCTTAGTGTTGCCTACTCCCCTACCCATCCCTGTGACTGTAGAGTCTACGTATTTGCACCCAGAATTGATTGCTGCTAAGCTATTAGCAAAGGCAAGTCCCATATTATCATGAAAATGAGCTCCTACACTGCATTCGGTTACAGACTCAACCAGGGTTTCAACCATTTCAGGAAGGCAGCTTCCAAATGAATCTGCGAAGTACAGTGCCTCAATGTCTAAAACTTGCAAACTAGATACAATGCTATCTCTTAGGTCTCTATTGTGTGCCAACAAATGACATTGCATTATGTTCACCATGCACTTATATCCAAGCTTTCTTATGATCTCTACCAAGGCAGCTGCTCTTTTTGCCTCCGAGGGTGATGGCTTGATTGCTATCCTGCAAATAGAGAAGGGCGATTCAGATGAATAACGAACACATTCCAGAACCCTGGACTCCACTACATTACCATCTGCGTCTGAAAACTCTTTTAGATCTAACATGAATGATAACTCAACATTTTCACATAGATCCCCCACTACAGATGATACAAATCCATCGTTTGTCTTCCTCCACTTGCCCCCTTTTAGGGGAGACTTGTATCCCAATTCAACAACGTCAATACCTGACCCTATCAGTGATTTAACTGTATCACGAACCATCTCACGACTGAATTCCCACTCAGTCCAGTATCCGCCATCCCTTAGAGTGCAGTCTAGGAGCTTAAAACTCATCTATTCGCTTTCTGAAGATCTAGCTCCATCCTTGATCGCCTTCTGCGCTTTCTCGTTCAATTCCTTCTGCGCTTTCTCAGCCCTGTTCATGTTAGCCTCATCCTGAACTTTCTTGACTTCCATTCTTTGATTGTAGCTGGCAACCATATTTTCATGTGAAGAGAAGTGGTAGGCTGGTGTCATAACATCCATAAAGATTTTATCAAGCCCCATCTCCGAGAACTGCTCGCACAGGGAGATCCATTCTACATCGTGATCTATGCCATTGATCTCTGCAGATAGGCTCATGCTGGAGAAAACTGCTCCGTCCACGAAACCCTTTGCATTGAACGCACAGATGCCGTTGAATGTCGAGTACAGTTTAAGGTGTGTGACCTGCGGCTGCATAACAAGTGAGTACAGTAGCTCGTGCGGTGTACAGTTCCACCAAGTGTCACTCTTCTGGCCTCGTGTTGCCCACTTGTCATAAAGCTCCTTTTCTGGCCTCTGCACGTCTCCATGCAGAGAGTAGACCGATAGCACGTCCGCATCGCCTAGCAGTACTGGTGCTAGGATCTTTGGAATCGTTTGAGCCTCCATGTGGTAGTCCATGTCTAGCCAGATGATAGCTGCGTAATCGGACATGTCCTCTACATTGTCTAGGCAGTTGTTTCTGATTAGTGCCATTTTGTCGATTCTGTCCTTGCTTACTACTGAGTCGTAAGCCTCAAGGTCCAGCTTCTCTGAAACTATACGGCAGTCTACGTTATCCGGAGACTTCTCGAAAACATTGTTGAATGCCTCAACTGTTCCGTCAGATGAGTCGTTTTCGTAGATTAGCACTTCAAAGCTTATTGAGCCCATCATTTTTAGATCCTCAAACAATGCCTCCATCTGTATCTCTACGATGCTCTCGCAATCTCTGGCTACGGCTAGAATTAGAGTTGATGTATTTTCTGGCATAACTCTTTGGGAGCCATCCTCGATGACACCCTCTTCTTTGATCTCTTCATTGTCTGACATCTTAACTACTCTCTTTCGCCACTGGTGGCTTGTCTAGGTTGAAACTAATAGGCTTGTGGCTATCGACGATGTATATGGAGCCGCCTCTTATGTGGTTGCGGATGGCCTCTGCGCCATCTGTCTGCGCTACTCTTACAGTATAGCATCCTTCTGGAGTTGAGTAGTCTATCGCAGCTACACGCTTGCTGTGCTCAAGGAACACTGAAGCCTCTTTAGCCCCTGAGGTGATCATTAGAGCTGAGACCGGAGATGATCCCTGTGAGGGGTGGATAAGTCTTTCCTCAAACAGTGGCTTCAATGTGTCGATCCCGCCTTCTCTTACCGAAAGCTTTAGAATGCTGAAGTCACTTTTAGTTTCCCCATGCAAGTACAGCTCACTAAGAATATGCTGTGGATCAATGTTGTATACGAATTCTCCACTCTTGACAATGAAGACCCATCCTCCGTTAGAGGCTTCCTTTAGCTTTTCAGTCTGGTCGTCTCCTTGCTCAATGATGACAGATTCTACCTTGCAGTTGTTTTTAAGATTCCATTTTGTTCCCTCGTCCTCGGATACGTTGCCGTTTGACAAGATGGCGAACGTTAGACTTGGTATGTCCCATCCGGAACGATCTTTCAGTGCTGCCTGCATTATTGCTGCTTCCCACTTCTTACCAGCGAGATTCCAACTGTAGTTGCCAATGGCCAGGGAGCGGCCTTCTTCTCCCAGAGTCGATGCGTAGAAGTCGCTTGACAGAACTTTGTTCATGTTCTCTACTAGACTGTTTACACTAAAGATGGCCCTATTTTGCATAGTCTCTGCCTCTGTGTACATAGTTTCAACCTTGATCGGGAGTGCTCCTCCGTTGCGGTTCTTCTCGTACATTGAAGAGTAGTCTGTGCATGTCACTGGTACGCCGCAGGACTTAGCCTCTGTCGCTGGCATCCCGTCACCTTCGCAAATTGACGCTTGAACATACAGGTCCATTAGGTTGTAAATCTCATTAAGGGCCTCTTCGTCATAGCCCTTATTGGTGTTTGGCGTAGTCACCGTGTTCTTGCCGCATTTGGCACATGGTCTGGAGTTGAATCCCCATGTTGAAACACCCATAGCGTTGCAGGAGTGACAGATGTGGGAGAAAAGCACTCGATGCTCTAGACCATTCCTAAACACCGACTCGGGGATGTCGAATCCAACGTCTGGAATCCCCGTATGGAGAAGAAGTGCCGATAGCTCTCCAGTTTCTGGATACTTGTCTAGGAACTTCCCATACGAGTCGATGAGTCTGCTGAACAGCTTTCTGGGCTGGTTCCTCATAACGGATCCGACAATCTTTACTTCTGGACTGAGACCCCACTTCAACTTCACCTCGGACTTGTCCAATGGTTTGAACACCGCTGGGTCTGTGCCTGCCTGAGCAACTCTAGCTACTTCCAGCGGCACTATTCCGTGGCGCTTTGCAAGATCTGTTCTGGACTGATCCTCCATTACCTTTTTCCCGAAGTGGCTGTACGCCATAAGAGTGTCGGCCTTGCCATAGTCCTTTAGCCACTCCCATCTCTGGGGGTAGGAGTCTACGCAAGCCATCCAGATCACGTGACATTTTTTTGTTATGTTGTGATCGACTACGAATCTGTCCATCCAGTGGTCTCTATGGATTAAAACCACGTCCGGCTGAAAGTCTGTCATTACACTCTGGTACTTGAAAAGTCCGAATTGGTTATCTCTGTAGTTAGCTTGGTAAGCCTTCTGCTGCTCCTCGCCTATTGGCATGTTTCCGTAGAATTTCCAGGGAACTGAACTTACCCTGGGGTCAATGTCTCCCCCGTAGGAGCCTAGCTCTGCTACTGTCATATTTGGAATGGCATGGAGGTGTGTTAGAACCTCTCTTGTGTAAGTTGAAAAACCCGTATGAAGATAAGAAGCCTCTGATACGAATAGTACCTTGATCTCCTCGGCATCTTTGTTTACTCCGTTGTCTATCAGGGCCTGTAAGTCATCAAGGCTGTCATGGGATGAATCAAACTTGGCACCTTTGATATTGTCACGAATCTGTCCACCAGTCCTCAGGCTCACTTTCTGAACCTTGTCAGGGCTGCGCTTTTTACGCTTCTTAGCCATATCTTCTCCTTGTTTCCTTAAGTGTTTACAGGGCCTAAACTAATGAGGCTCCATGATAAACTATAGCAGTTTTGAATTGGTTTTTTGAATTTTACACTATTAAATAAGTAATAAAAGCCCCCAGAATCGCTAGCCTCGTATTGAGACAGGAAACTGGGGGCAGCTGTGTAAGATTTCCGAACCAAGTATAGTCACAAGGTTTGCACTTGCTTTAGTCTATATCAAATGGGAAGTACGGATCTTGTCAAGTTTAATGATAAGTGTTAGAACGGGCTGTCGGAACCAAATGGGTCTTCTCCGCCGAAGCTGGCGTCAGAGGCCGTCTCAGTTACTCGCTTGCTGGAGCCCTGGTCGCTTGACTTGCTGACGGCGGGGGCATTTGAGCCACTGCTTCGCCCTTTTCGGGAGTCTTGGGCATTCTTGATCTCGAATGCATTGACGAAGAACGTCTTTCTCTTATCGCCTGTTTCCTTGTCGTTCCACTCGTTGGCTCTGAGTGATCCACGTACCAAGAGAAGGTCGTCGCTGTTTACGAGCTCATTCACCTCTCCGGACGGATTCCACATCTCTACGTTTACATAGGTATGAAAACCCTTCTTGTCTAGGTTGTCGAGGGAGAATTTTAGAATGGTTCTCTCTCCATCGGGAAGTGTCACTAGCTTGACGAAACGAGCTAGTCCCTCGATGTACATTGTGTTGGTGTTTCCACGAGCGTTGTCTTTATTGTCACTGTCTGCCATTGTGGCCTTCTTTCTCTGTTTGGCCAACTTGGCCGGTTTTGATTACTTGCTGTCTTCCTCAAATGCTTTTGCTATGATGTGACTAAACTTGTCACAAATGAACTCCTCAAGCTCCCCTGTCTTCTTTGACCTTTGTGCTGACTTTGGAAGCCTGTCGAACTCTGATCTAACCACTATGTGTATTAGCTCATGGCATACCAGGGTGTCTAGGTTTACCCATTGTCCAAAATACTTGGGAGCATCTCTTCTAAACTGCACAGTTGCGACCTGTTCAATGGGGTGGCAGTGGGTTACGCATCCTAGTACGATTTCATCCGTATCCGTCGATGATAATGCCACACTATCAGACTCTTCCGTCTCAAACTCTTTAATCTTTGTATTCATGCTAATTGCGCTGCAGATAGCCACCTTTAGATCCCAACCGTCTAGGCCAAGAATCTTCTTGTACTTGGCGAGAACTGGTGAAACCATCGCCTTTGTTAGCCTAGGTGTTGGATTTTTCATTATAGCCCCTGAATGCTTTCTATGAGTGGTGCGCCGTCTCTTGACACCATGCCCTCGATAAAGCAGATATTGCCCTCTTTGACAACTGACTTAAACTTCTTAAAGGCATCTGAGAATATGATAGCATCCATGCTGAATGTTTTGTCTGATATTTTCAGGAATGCCATCTTGTTTCCGTTTCTGTCCGTTTTCGGTGCAACTCTCGTAAGGATCGCAATCGTCGAAAATCTCCTTTTGGGGATCTCGTGCTTGATATTCATGACCGTATGCGTACTCCTGGTATCTTCATAAATGTCCACCTCGCAGTACTTTAGGGGAATGCCTACATATAGCAGCTCCCTTGCCGCCATGTAGCGGTACTTATCCTCTGAATTGTTAAGCTCCTCGGCCTCTGACAAAAGTGCGTTGACCTTCTTCATTCTTGAGACATTGACGACCTTTGCATTAACATTGTCTGAGTTGAGCCAAGTCTTGAAAACATTGACCGCATCGAACACCCCATCGGAACCTGGAACGTTTACTGTTTTATTTGTTCTCGCAGTGCTCAAGTCAACGTCTCCTCCTCCTCCGGCTATCACTGAAAAGACTTTGAACTCCTTGTCTGTCATTGCCTTCAGGAGTCCAACAGTGCTGTGCAGCTTCACTCTCTCTATGTCTAGGAAGTCGAATGCACCCGCATACGCCAAAGCCTCTGCAACGTCCTTCTTGGCGCCCCTGAGGCCCAGCATGAAGCTATCCGCCCCGTTCGACTCGTCGTAGATCTTTTTTACCAGCTTTACTGAAGCCTTGCCAACCTTCTTGACCGACTTTAGACCGAAGTAGATGTCGTCTCCTGATATAGTAAAGTCGTCTTCTGAGTAAATGAGTGAGGGCGGCTTGATCGAAATCTTCCTCAGCTTTGCATCGTAAAAGATCTCTGAGATCTCCTCCTGTGGCTTCTGTTCGTTTTCTGACAGTTGCAGGAGTGAGCAGTAGAACTTCTGGGGGTGGTAGAACTTCGCATATGCTGTAGTGTAGGCCATCATTCCGTATGTAAGGGCATGTGACTTGTTGAATCCGTACTCTGCGCCCTTTTCAATCCATCCCCAAAGCTCCTCCGCCAACGGAACGTTCTTGTACTTCTCTACGCATCCATTCAGAAATCTCTTATGAAAGCTGGCCATGAGTTCTGGAATCTTCTTTCCAACAGCCTTCCTCAGCATGTCGGCCTCCTTGAGGTCGAATCCCCCAAATACCTTTACTACTTCAAGCATCTGCTCCTGGTATAGCATGACGCCGTATGTCTCTGCGAAGATTGGCTCTAGGTCGGGGTGAATGGTAGTCCACTCTCCACTTAGCTTGTTTCTCAGGTACTGGTCAGCCAACCCAGACTCAAGAACTGCTGGCCTAATCAATGAGACTAGTGCCGCAAGTTCATCAATATTTGAAGGCTTAACCTTCTTGGCCCAGTTCTCCCCTAGCTTTGACTCAAGTTGAAAGATGCCCTTGTTGTTTCCACGACATATTGACTTGTATACGTCCAAGTCGTCGAACTCTCCAACACGCTCCTTGAAGTCTGGCATTGTGCGGGCAACCACTGATAATGTCTTAAGCCCCAGGAGGTCCAGCTTCATGTACCCCAGCTTCTCGATGTCGTACATGTCGAAACCTGTTAGAAGTGACTTCTTGTTGGCATCCCAACAGCAGGGTATGGCACCAAACAGGGTCTCGTCTGCGATCAGCACTGCACATGCGTGGGTGGATCTGTTTCTGTTAACACCCTCAAGCTTCTTTGCAATCTCAAACGTCTTCTTTAGCTTCTTTCTTCGGTCAGCAGCTAGGGCTCTCAGCTCCTTGGCCTTGGACGGGTCACTCTTGGCATCCTTTGCCCACTGGATTATGTCCTCGTCAATGCCCTCTTCCGCCTTCTTGAAGACGCTCAATCTGTCGATTACGTCCTGAATGCCCTTGTTCTTGTCTGGAACATTCTTGGTAAGCCTATTCAGGTACTCGTGGGTTAAACCCATCACCTTTCCAACATCCTTTAGTGCGCCCTTTACAGACAGAGTGTTGATAGTCATCATGGGAAGAACACGGTCTTTTCCGAATTCATCCTTTAGATACTGTAGAACCTCGTCTCTTCGGTCGATCTGAATGTCTAGATCTACGTCTGGCATGGATCCTTTTCTTCCATGATTCCAGAATCTCTCCCACAGTAGGCCGTACTTAATAGGATCTGCGTACTGAGTGACTTTTAGTAGATATAGAACGAGTGATCCCGCACAGGAGCCTCGTCCGAATCCTCTGAGGATCTCGTTATCGTCACAGAATTTGCACACCTGGAACACGATCATGAAGTAATGCTGTAGTCCTGCATCCTCGACCTCAGCTAGTTCACGCTGTATTCGTGCAACGTACTCACTCTTGTTCTCCTTGCTCTCTATGTCGAACTCTGCCCAAGCCAACTTGCATAGCTCGTAGAGCTCCGCCATGCATTCCTTGTCTGACATCCCCTTGTATCTAGGCGTCTTCATTCCACCCAGCTCCATGCTTATGTCAATTGAGTCGGCAATCTCCTGGGACATGTTGACTTCGGCGGGTGTGAACTTTGTAAGCATCTCCTCCGCTGATCTTTGATAGTAGTCAAATCCATTGAACACAATGCGACACCCTTTGGTCACTCCCTTGGCGTGGTCTAGTACTGGAGTGTCTAGAGTGGCTCTTGCGTCGATAGCCTTTAGGACTTCATGAGCAAAGGCATCGGAACTATTGACGTAGTGTCCGTCATTGGTAGCTACCGCCCTCAGTCCTAGCTCCTCTGCCACCTGCCTACAATTGGCTAGGATTAGCTCCTGCTCTGGAATATAGATCTTTCCATCGTCGTTTACTCGTTGAAGCTCAACGTAGGTGTTGTCTTCTCCGAATACGGATACCATGTGTTTTACATGCTCCTTACCTTCTTCGTAGGTGTCGTGTACAAATGCATGGTTTGATGGAGAATTCATGCACCCTGTCAGACAGATTACTCCCTCTGAATATTTATTAAACTCTTTCCACGAAACTCTCGGTCGGTAGAAGAACCCACCGCCGTCTGCCACTGGCACGTTTGCCCAAGTTGTCATCTTGTATAGATTTGAGAGTCCGACGTTATTCTTGGCAATAAGCGTGATATGTCTAGACTTGCGAACCTTGTCCTCGTGGTCGTGTGTGAAGTAAAATTCGCTACCAAGGATTGGTTTAATTCCAGCCTTGATACATTCCTCGTAAGCCTTCACGGCTCCGAACATGTTGCCGTGATCTGTCAAACAGTATGCATTTTGTCCTAGCTCCACAGCCCTAGCAACCGCATCCTTAGGCTTGGAAAGAGCGTCCAATAGTGAGTAATGGGAGTGGTTGTGCAGCGATACGTAGGATGCGCCCCGTGTGATGTCTGAATCCTCTGCCTTATCACACATGACTTTCTCCGTCTACTCTCTTCCATGTATTAAAATCCGGGCACCAGTACAGCCCCTGCTCTTCTCTCACGATGGTTGCAAACTTATCACGCTTCTTCTCGGTCTTAGACTGGCGAGCAAGCCGCATCTCTTTAGTTGGTCGCAGGGGGAATCTCGGTTGAAACCTGAAACACTTGGGGCTGACTTCACGCTTCCTCCAGCGGAGGATGCCGTGCCCCTCGTCTGTAGTGCCAAGAGCCAAGACGAAAACGACCTTCCAGCCCTTGCGTTTGCCCTTTTTTAGATCACGATAATACCAACCAGACTCAACCCCTTGCTTGGTTTGGATCTGACAGTAGTAGTCGTCACTTAAATCGACAGGAGGCTCGCTCCAGTCTTCTAATTCTAATATACTCATTATTTTTTCCTTCTAAGACATGGTAGCATTATTAAACCTCTGAAAACAAGTATTTTCCAAAAGCTTTTTTCACCCTGTCCTGATAGCCCTTCGGATTTATTCCGTAAGTTGCAGCTGCTACAGAGCTTATGAGACTGTTTCCATCCTGTGGAGTGAAGCAGAATCCTGTTACAATACTGTCGTTCTGGACGCTCAGGCTTTCTAGGTTGATTACTGTCTGGTTTAGGATCCTGCCATATAGGCCATAGTCTCTACCGAAGCTGAACACCTTGTTGCTATCGCTCTTGTGGGTAACAGCCATCATCTCGTTCTCTGAGATCTGCTGACGAACTAAGTCCAATGTCGTGCCAGTAGTTTCAATCCTAAATCGGATTCCGTGCATGTACTGACTCGGTATCTTGCAAGCACTGGAGAACACTGTTGGCTCATCCTCTGTCCCCAGGTGTATGCCCTTGGTTGACATGATAGCATGCAAGTCTTTTGCGTGGTGTGTTCCAAAGCTGCTGCTGTGAGCTCCCACACTTAGGGCTGGGGAGAACGAAGAGGTCTGGCTAATGTCGTTAGTTCTTCTTATGCATGTGAAGTCAGCACTCACGAAGTCAGTCGGGTCGTGTCCACCATCCATTCCAATGGTCTGGACTAGGGCTGCTAAGTTATGGGTATTACAGGATACAATCTGGTGGAATCGCTCTTGATACCAGTCTTGGCCCTGTAGCACTTCGTCGTTGATGCCGAAAGCGTACTTCTTTCCAAACCCATCCTCCGATCCTTGAGCGATGAACATTCTTGTAGTGGTATTCCTGTAGTAGAACTTCTCCTTGTTCTCTAGACCTATTCCGCCTGGAGTGCAGTCGATGATAACAGTGGCTCTATCGATTGCCTCTTCCGAAGTAAAGGATGGCTCAATGCCCATATCGACAAACCCAGACTTATTGTCGGTAGCCAGGAGGGCTCCAGTCTCAATCAGTTGTACAACTTTTGAGCGATCTGTAAGAAGAGGGGTTCTCTTGTTGAATGTAACTTGGTCGAATCCAAGGACGTCTTTGGCCCTGGACAGCATCCCGATCAGGGGCTCTCCGATAGTGCCTGTTCCGATTACATGTACGATTTTCATTATATACCTCTTTCGCAATAGTCTACCACAGGTGCGGAGCTATCTGCCACACTAGCCCCAAATGTATTCGTGAATCATGAACAGCAGGATACTTGATGGAATGTGAAATATGGCGATCATTACCGCTATGTCAAAGCTTCCTGTTAGCCAGAATGCTATTCCCATTGCCAATGCTGTCGATGTTAACTTCCAGGATACTGCCTTCATGAAACTTCTTTTTAGAGACTTCTTCATGTTATTTCCTATTCTACTATCTGTAGTCGTCAGGGTCTAGGTCTAAATCCTCTAGGGATCCAAAATCGTCAACTGTCAAAGATGAGTCTTCTTCCATCTTTCGACCAAGCTTCTCTGTGACATCATCGCATAGCTTTTGGTCGCAAAGGTATTTGCAGATGTGAGATGGCCTGTCCCCCCAGGATGTATCCCTTATTCTGTCTGGAACCTCTATATCCTTGATGCCCTCGTATATCTCTGCTATCTCCGCCAGGATTCCTTCTTCTGTATTGTCTCCAAAGCATGGTGTGATAGACTTAATACCTTCGTTTACATACATCACTGTCACCATGTGATTCTTGTACTGTGGATACTTCCTTCTTGCTGCAAGATAGTACAGTCTTAGCTGTATGTCCTTCTCGGCAGCATTGTATGACATCTTGAAACGTCCTGTCTTATAGTCTATTATCTCAATTGTGTCTTCGTCTATCTCTATAACCATATCTATCAGGCCATTAAGTTTTACCTCGTGACCATCTGCCGCAATGAACGGTATCTCAAATTTGTCCTCTGTGGCAATTATCTTCTTCTCTGGAACGAATATGCCTGCTGGCCCCGTAGCAGACAGGACCCTCTTTACCATGTTCTGGGCTTCCATCCATGAGTTCCATGGACAGCCTGCAAACTCTTCTATATTTGTCTCTACTAGTCCACACTTTCCTGCGGAAAAGGCTGGACAGGTCTCGCAAGACTTCTCCACCTTGGCGATATGACGGCACCACCTCCATGACTTAAGTCCTGCATAAGCCCTCTTCTGGAGAATATTCTTCCAATTCTTCTCTAGGTCTTCGCAGGTTCTTCCTTCTTCATCTTTGCCATTTAGAGTTGCCTGTGCATACATCTCGTAAATCCAATGCAGCTCTGATCCCAGCTCTGCAGCAAAGGAGGGTTTCCCCTGTGCGAACAGGCCGTAGGATAATAGGTACTTCATTGGACACATTACAAATGTCTTCATCTTGGATGCTGATAGTCTGTCTGGCTTTTTCATATTTTTCCTTAGCGTTTCGGGGGCAATGTGCCGGGGATCACTTGTCCGCCACGGCTTTGTAGCTCGTAGCCCCAGCCCTCGACTCCGGATCCTGCGCCGTCTCCTCCGTCGCCTTCTCCATCGCCCTCTCCTCCGTCTCCGTCTCCTTCGCCACCCTCTCCCTTTGTCTCGAACGTTGAGGGGGTTCCGCCTCCCATGGTCAATCTTTCTCCCTCAAGCCCCTCTTCCGCATCCTCAAGATACGGCAAGGCAACTAGCTGGTCGCCTATTAACCATAGGATGATCCTATTCTTGCCCTCTATCCTGAAGAACACTACTGTGAACTTGCTGGGCATCTCGCTCCATGTCATCTCAACTGGCTGACCCAGGGCTGCCTTGTAGTTGCTGTATGCTGACATCGACGAAAAGAGGATTGCTATTGCGGCAATGAAGGCTAACAGATGTGACTTCCTAGAGGCAACTGCTACTGCTATGAATGAACATATTGACAGTACGACGATGCTTATTAGAAATTCCATTATTGACCTACGATATATCTAGGGTTTACGTCCAGAACACGGAAGTACGATCTACTGATACCCGCATCTTCTGACTCGATGGAGAAGCTTAGGGCGCTTGCCTCATGACCAGCTCCATTTAGAACTACGATTCCGGTCCAAGCTACTCTTTTTCTTTCTACATCCTGAATAACAAATGTCGCAACAACCTCTAGAGCTAAATCTCTTCCTCCGAAGTAGTGAGCACTGAGACTGTACTCACCCTCTAGCACTCCACGCATTGTCATTATTTCCTCATTGGGATGAATGAATGTAGTTGTTCCATTTCTGTCGGTGTAGCTTCTAGTGGAAGTAACATCTAGGTCGAGATGGATTGGACCCGACTCACGTCTTCCGTAATAAACTCTCTCCCCTCCGGGAGTCTTTAGCCACATATCTATATCGCAGTCTTCCATCCATGTCATAGTTATGATGTAGGTGGCGCCCGATTCAATGTCTGAATCCTTGTCTTCACTTGGACTATTGACAAGAAGAAATGAAAGGAAAAACAGGCACACAAACGTCAGTAGAAGATTGAATAACAGGTCAATGGTTACACTGCTGTTGTTCTTACTAAACATCTGATTAAACCCACTTGATCTCAAAGAACCGCTTTTGGAGTCCGAGTAGGATTGATGAGGTTAGACCAACCAGAGTAGTGGTTAGTGCTGTTCCGATTCCTGAAGACATTGCTACTAGAGATGACTTTAGAGACTCCGGGTCTTCAATGTTTAGGTTTCCGAATGCTCCAGAGATCATGACGATTAGGCCGATGACCGTACCGAGCAACCCCAGTGACGTGCATAGTTCAGAAAGGTAGTCCATGACACCCTGTCCGAGGTTTTCGCCCTTGTATAGTCTAACTCCATAGTAGGCTGACCCAGATGCCAGGATAGCTACGATAACCCAACTCAAACCAGTTGAGTCGTTCTCTGAGAGGAACCTTGCTCCCCCTGCTAGGAATACGCCAGACACAACTGTCATCATTGCACAAGCCAGGATCCACCATCTTACGAAGGGTCCATTGTTTTGAAGAGATCTCTTGAAGCTTCGTAGCATTACTTTCCTCCCTTTGGAAAACATGTATTCCACATGATGGTATCCCTGCCCCTGGCTAGGCTCCAGATATGGCTGCTTACGCACATGGAAACCCAGTCAGGGTTAGGCACAAAGTCTAGGCTCTTTACTTCTTTGACTAGCATAGGCCTGGACGTTCCGTCAATGGCCTCTGCGTTAAGCACCCCATCGGCATCGCCGTACTCTGACTCATAGAGAACAACGTTTTCTCCACTCTCTATTCGGCCTATCATGGCCAGGGCTGCATCTCTATCTTTGTGAGATGACATTATAATCTCTCGTAGCGTCTGTTTATTGTTGTCCACTGTATAGACCTAACTCTCTTAGTGATTCTTCCACGAATGGTATCACATGATTAACTGTTGGAATTTCCTCGGCTCGTACTATCTTTGCAAACTTGTGTTCCGGAATGAGGTCAACACTGGCCTCGCTGCCATGAGTGTCTCCGAATACGTCTCTATCTATCTTAACGGTGTAACCGCCCATTGCATTTATTGCTTCAACTTCATTCAGGAATCTTACATCGGTAACGAATACTACTGCTGGATCTCCTGATCCCTCTGTTTGGTCGAAGTCACCACGGTTGATCCTGCTTTTTAGAACGTTTATCCACCAGTTCTTATGTATGCCACGGAAAACGTCCGTGCCTAGAACCTGTAGCAACTCTCTAACCGTTATTGTGTCGTCAACTAATCTTCCTTGGCCCATTACGATGCCCTCATTGAAGAAGTCTCCCCACTGGCCTATCCCTTTATTTTTGTCTGCATCAGTGCCCCATGGTAAGGATTTGTCCACTCCGCAGTAGTCTATCGCAAACTGCTTTAATGGGGAGGCTATCGCAATCTTCGCCGAAGACAGCCCTATGTCTGACACTATGTTGCACCCGAAGTCAGCAAACGTATCTTTGCCTGCCTGCTTCTTTCCACATACTCCTACGACGATCATCTTTTTCCCCTTAGCATTTCTTTGATTATTGAAGCACTCATGTCTCCCACATCCTGACCTTGAGTAGGTGGGTACATTACAGTTGTCTTTATTCCTGACTTATTGAGCTTCTTTACGTTGGACGTCTCGTTCCGGTGTCCGCCATCGTCGTTGTCCATGAAGAGTATGACCTTTGTTACGCCCATCTTCTTCATCACGCACACCTGACCATTTGTTAGGGATGACCCCATAACTGCCACGCTGTTCCAGAAGCCAGCCTCGCATAGTCTTGCTACGTCCCATGGTCCCTCTGACACGACGATAGTCGAAAGCTTCCACTCGTTGATAGCACGTTTGCACAGGTCAATGTTCAACATATTTACAGATTTTTTAAACCTGCTATGTCGCCATTTGGGGGAGTGGGGGTCGTCATCCGTCTTTCTTCCGCTAAATCCAACAAGATTGCCTACAATGTTCTTAACTGGAAACACTAGCCTTCCGTCCATTACTCCATATCTAGATATGCCTACTCCCATTTTTCTGAGGACAGACTCGTCGAATCCACGTTCTGTGGCATATGACAGGTTCTTGCCCAGACGGTTAAGTATGTGGTCGGGAAAAGTCTCCTGCTCAAGGTGCATCTTGGCAAAATCTTCCTGAGCCCTCTTTGGTAAATCCTCGGAGGATACACGGTCAAGGTCTCCGGACTTGATGAGGCTATCTATGATTTTCCTCGATAATGGGATGGCCTTTCTTCGCTCTATGTCTGATATAGATGCAATCAGACCTATCATGTCAGAGCCTTTCTCCGAATGGCACCCAGCTGTCCAGCAAAACCAGCAGTTTTTCTCCCTGTAGTAGGAGAATCCAGTTGGGTTGTCTCCGCCGTGGCAGCAGGATGGTCCTCTTAGGTCGTCTCCGATATCTACGAAGTCGTCAATATCTATTTCCAAATGCTCAAGAACAGCCTCAATGTTGTTTCCGAGGGTTGCATTCATGTCATCTATGGTCATGGTGTGCTTATCCACGTGCTGCCTCATCATATGGGAGTTCCAATGTTCGTTCTACAATCCTACAGGTTACTTGATCCTTTTTAAACCTTGGATCCTTGGCGTCGATATACAGGCCAATATGCCTCCCCTGTGTTCCTGGCCCATGTCTGCACTCCGCTACCACCAGCTTCATATTCGTAAGAGTCGCTTCCTGCTCTGCGTACTCCTCTGCGTTGTGAATAGATGCAGTTATCTCGGCATCGGACTTCTTGGCCAGGATGCTGAAATTGTCGCACAGCCAGATGATCCTGTCTGATCCAGATATAGTAGTAGCATCTTCCATCTCTACTCCTGACCTGTTCTGTTGTGCAAGGGCAAGCATTGATCCGCCGTAGTCTCTCATTAGGTCGTGAAGTGCGCTCATCCTGTACCCTAGAGCCTCGTACTCTTTATCGTCCCCTTTGTCTCTTGAGTTCATCAGCTTCAGGTAGTCGAGAATAACGACAGCCCTGTTCCACTGTCCTGACTCATCCTTGCCGACCCTTCGTGCGAACCACCTTCTTATCACTGAAGTCTGTTGCTCTAGGCTCCATCCTCCGATTTGAACATAGTCAAGTGGCATCTCTTCAATGGCAGGGATCACCCCCTTGATAGCGTTGGACATATTCTCGTCCTTCACGAATTTTCCTGTTTCAATCGCACTTAGGGGAATGTTAGCCATTATTGCTGTCATCCTTGACATCTGCAACTCGAATGATAGCTCTGTATCTAGGTATAGAACTGGAACGCCCTGTGACGCTATGTTCTTGGCCATGGTCAGTGCTAGGAAAGACTTGTGTCTCTTTGGTCGGGCTGCGATCACGTTCACTGTGCCTCGCCTCATGCCTCCCCCGACTGCTTCATCCCACAGGTCGAATCCCGTCTTTACCCCAGTCTCAATTTGTCCCTCTAGAGCCTCTGTTGCGACCTTGTTTAGCCATCCAGTATACGAATCACCAATGTCGATCATGTCCTCTCCACGGAACAGGCCGGTGGTAAAGTCGTAAACACCCTTTTCCACTAGGTTGATCATATCGTTGGCAGATGCTGTGTTCTTCACATCGTTATTGACGCCCTCTAGGAACCTGCTTATCTTGTCACGGTAGGATGAGTCGACGACAGACTTGATGTGTTGCTTAGCTTCACTATCGCTTGGTGGGTTTGTATCGTATATTTCAGCGATTGCGGAATGGTAGGCGTCCCCCGACCTTTTGTAGTCCGCTGGAAACTCTCGTGCCACCCGCTCCTCTAGGAGAACTTGGTCGATGGCTCGTCCGTCCGTGTGAGACGCACTCTCCGATGCCATGTCCTTCGCTACTCTGTATATGTTTGACGCAACCCGTGAGGAAAAGTCCTCGGAGTCTATCAGTATTCCATCGATGTCAAATACTTTGTCGCAATTCTTAACTATGTACGCCAGAACTGACTTTTCTGACTTGCGACTTAGAGACTTAGCCATTTGAAATTCCTTGCTTGATGGGAGCTCTGCTATCCATTGCTATGTCTCCTTCTTAGGTAGCTCTCAAGTGACCTTAATGTTGCGTCCACCCCACTGGGCAGATCTCCTATTTTTTCCAATTGCATTCTTGCCGACACTAGGCTGACCTCATACTTTGACACGTCTTGACTGGAAGATATGACAGCCTCCCTCTTGGCGGTGTATGGTAGAAACTTATCAACTGTATCTATATTGTCTGCCACGAACCTATTTATGACGCTGTTGAGTCCAGTTATGAACGCCTTTAGACTGCTATGCTTGTTCTTGAGTATTGTAGCATACGAGTGAGTCTTGAAAATGAAATCTTCTATCTCCTCTGTCGTCCTACCCCTGAGCCCCTCGCTTTGAAACTCGACTATCTCGCCCAGTCCAAGCTTGCACATGTCTGAATCCATGTTCGGCATTTTGAATCTGGAACAGAATTCCTTCATCTCCTCTATGAGTTTATTATCCATCGATTAACTCCGCCAAGCTCTCTACTTCCTCTATTGAGGATACCCTTATTAACTTTATATTATTAGCAATGCACCACTGTTCTTTTTTCACATCATTCAATTTCTGACGTGCAAAGTTAGCCCTTGTTCCGTGGAAATGAGGAACGAACTCGCTATGCTGTCTTCCGTCCGCTTCAAATGCTAACCTTATTCCGCTCAGTATCACAAAGTCGATAGATAGAACTGGACTTAGCCCAACTGTCGGGAACTCCTCTAGTATACCATAGCCGGGGAGAACCTCCCTTATTTTTGAGAACAGGGCATCACTCAACTTGGAAGCACGGGCATTCATCCTGGCATGCTTTCGATAGTTGAGCTCCTTGCTATGCTCTCTGCCATCTAGGTCGAAGAATATCATCCTAGAAGCTCCGATAGCTTCTTCTCTAATCCCAACATTATCTCGGGGTTATCCTCTAGATGTCTTATGGCGGGGAACACGCCCTGGAACTTGTCTTCACCTATCGTGATCCATGCACCCTTCTTGTCAACTAGCCCGAAGCTAAGTGCTTGCTCAAACACATCGTACTCTCGGCTAAATCCTTTTCCGTAGATAAGCGTACTCTGGGCCTTCTTACCCTTGCCCTGGAATCGGTTCTTCATGGTCTCGGCTTCGACAGTGTGACCGATGATGTCTTCGCCGACTTTTATCTTTCCCTTGACCTTGAATCGAACGATAAGATCGCAGTTATGCTTCAGTGCGTTTCCACCGGGCAACTTGTCGGCGTATCCGTAGGCGTCAAGATTCTCCCTCTTCTGGTTGATTAGGAGAAGGACGCTGTGGTTATCAAAACATAGATTCTTTGCATCTGCGATGAATGGTGTGAAGAGTCTTGCCAGTGGTGCCATGAAGTGCTTGCCAGACTCAGCTTCCAGGACTGCCTTTGGGTGGCATGCTGGGATTGAATCAAGAACACAGAACGCCTTTGGTACGGTTCTTAGCACGTGCTTGATGGCATCTAGACAGCTTTCTCCATCTGGGGCTGTAATCCAGTTGACCTTAGCTGCGTCAAGCTCTGGGAAGCAGTCGATTAGGGATTGGTTTACGGCCCTCTCCTGGTTAAAGTAGAAGCAGTCCAGTCCTTGCTTCTGTGCTGATACTAGGGCTTGCAGGGAGACGGTTGTCTTGCCGGAGTTCTCTCCTCCGTAGTACATTATCACACCGTTCGGAATTCCGGGCTCATCCCCTAGAATACTATTCACCGAGTACATTCCACTGTCTACATAGTACGGACTCTTGAAGTCTGCCGTGTCGTTAGTGAGGTTGACACCCATACCCTCTAGAGCCTTCGCTATATCTAGTGTGTCTTTCTTGTCGGTCTTCTTTGTCGCCTTCTTGTTCTTATTTGTCATCCGTCTCTCCTGTGTCCTTTAGGTTCTGAAATTTTGGAGCCTTATTCTTTTCTACTGTCACATCGAAGAATCTCTCACCATTGTCCTCCTTGGGAGCTTGGGCCTCGATGACTTCCTCTTTCGTTATCTTGGTTGCGCCATGTATCTTTCTCATCTTCTCATCCGTATCGTAGCGTCCGGCGATGTACCATAGTATCTTACTGAACACATCGACTGGATTGTTGCCGAAGATGGGTGTTTCGTATTTTTTAAATTTCCACTTCTTGACGCCCATAAGTATTTGCTTGTAATGATCCTTAACCTGCTTGTGAGCTGTGGAGTCTTTCCTCCAGAAGTATGGTGGCTGTTTTCCATAGATCATCGTACATGATATCTCTGCAAGGATGTGGGGAACTCCGAAGATCTGGCCTGGAGTTGTTATTGACTGGTGAAGCCCACCCTTGGCCCTCTCGACCTCCTGCCTCTTGCTGAAGATGGCGTTACAGGTCTTGCAGTCCCTCTTGGTTCTCTTGATCCCTTTGTAGGTGGGATGCTTACTGCATTTCATCCAGTTTGCTCTCAATCATTCTCCAGAGAACATTGGCCATCTTTATCCTTGGCCTGCTCTTTATTGGACTTGGGCCACGTGAGACAACTGATCTCTTGTGGGTGTATCTTCTGCCGCTGTGGTTAATAGCAATGGCCTTGCCAGTATTTTTCTTTATTTCCTTGGCTATTTCTTTGGCGACCTCTGATGCAGTCTTAACCTCTGACCCTGGAAGGTTTAACACCAGTAGTCCTCCACGGTCTAACATTTTGACTATCTCATATATTGAGGCTATGAAGTCTGATATGTGAAGATAGGCCCGACTACTGTTAGGATCTTTGAGTACGTTTATTCTCCCACTGCTCACTGCCTCATTTATAAACCTACAAACTATCTGACTGGAGCCTATGTGTTGAGCCCCATAAACGCTGGGAACCCTCACTATTGCAGTAGGCAGATTGAACTTTTCGTAGAACGTCCTTACCAGTGACTCCCCATACTGACGACTAAGGTAGTAGGCACTCGACATCTGAGATCCATCAATTGGAGAAAGAGGGGTAGGGGAGCTGCAGTACAGCATCCTGCATGTTGTGTCTGAGCAGTAGTCAAGACAGTTTATTAATCCATCTATATTGGTGTCGAATACATCGGCCCCAGAACCCTTGTCCGGATTGGGGAGGAATATGATCTTCCTTACACCGCCCGGTATGTCCAGATTAGAGATGTCTTCCCTGATGAATGTAAAGTTGTCTCTTTGATATAAGTCCTCTATGTTGACAAGGCTCCCTGTGGACACGTTGTCCACGGCGATTACCCTCTCTCCAAGGTTACACAGGTGTCTACATATCTCAGAGCCGAGCCCTCCGGCCCCTCCTACGACAAGTATACCTCTAGGTGGCGCATTACCTTTTCCCATCCTGGAAATCCTCCGATTATTCTGTCATCTATATACCTATCGGCAGCTACTTTTCTGGGATCTGTTCCCCAGTGCTCCAGCTCCGTGGTAGTATTTTCATTTATAAAGTCAAATGGTATGCCCATTGATACTAGCCAATGTCTGGCATCCCCAAGCTGTTCGTTCGTTCTACAGGTCCAGATTACTATCTCTGCCCCAAGCTCTTTTATCCTTCTTATGGACTCAACGGCACCCTCGATAGCCTCCCCTATTTCTGGGTAGCTCTCATGCACTATTGTTCCATCGAAGTCTATTGCTATTACTTTCTTCCTGTCCATGAGCCACCTACGGGTTCATAAGCAGCATCACGTCTCGGTCTAGAATTGCGAGGGGTAGTATGTGTTCGATGCCAGTAAAGGCTCCGAAGTCCTCTCCAATTCTCAGTGTGACGATACCTATGTACTTTCCGTCTGATGTGTAAACTCCTCCACCACTGTTTCCGCCGGTGAACACTCTGGACACCAAGTGTCCTATGAATGTGCCAGGATTTCTAAATGAAAGCGTTCGTAGATTCCTCTGAACTAGCCTGTTTCTGAATATAATGGGATTGACCATCATGGGGGATCCTGCTACAAGCAAGTCAGACCCAATTACCAACCTGGACGCCCTTGGTGTTCCAGCCATCTCAACAGCCTTCACGTCTGATAACCACATGCATCCCGGCTTCAGATCAACTATAATGAACGCAGCATCTACAGCTTCGTACCTAATAATCTTGTATGATGATACCAGGAGGGAAGTCTGTGGCAGAAATCGTTCCTCTGCTCTGATTTCGCCTGTGTCATCTCGTAGATATCTTGATATGCTATAGAGTGACACGTCTCTGGTTATAATCTCGCCTCCCAGCATCTCAGAGAACAATGTCGGAGTCAGGACATGATTTGCTGTGGCTATAACAACACGCCTTACTACTCCCAGTTCTCCAGTGTGAGATCCATTGAAGATTATTGTACCACTTCCTCCAGAGCTAATCCTATTATGATCCATCTCTGTGCTCATCAGTATTTTTACCGTTGCTCCCAGGACTCTATTCTGGATGTCTGTGTCTATGTCCTCTGCCACAGTAAATGTCATTGGAGCTACTGCCAGTAGGGCAATCGCAAGTATCTTATTCATTTTATCTCCTTGCTGGAAAGATGCGCCGGGGGAGCCAACCTAATGACTCCCCCTTCGCACACTTCGGGAAAAGTGTCGCTATTACTCTACGTTGTTTAGCTCTCCTACGGAAGCTTCGATCCTTCGGACAAGCTCGTCTCGTGCTATCTCGGCTAGGCCCAGTGACCTCAACTGCAATAGAATGAAGTCGATGGCAAGTTGTAGCTTGGCGCTTCCGCTGGACTCTTTGCCTTCTGCGGCTAGCTTAGAAGCCTCTTGCTCTGCGTACATAACGGCTTGCCCAATAAGGGCTGTAACCAAGGCTTCAAGGGTTGTGGTCTCGCTAATTCCGGCCATTGTGAGGACCTTCTTTGCGAGTAGAGTCAGCCATAGAACGAGAGGTGCTCCTAGGATGATTACAATAAGTGGTAGGAATTGCTGAATTGCTTCTAACATTATTTCCTTGCCTTTCTGTTGATCTTGGAGTTTAGTTTCTTAAACAACTCCATAGCTTGGTTTTTCGTGAGTTCCTCAAGTACGACGATATCCGCCATCTCTTGGATCTCCTCTAAAGTAACCCCATGTTGGAGCATGTATTTATTCTTGAGTACGGCCATCTGGCCATCTTCGATTGGTGTGTCTTCGCTAACAATGTCTACACCATTCAAGTCTTTGATCTCTTCTGCCGAACAGACGTCTACCCCAAGGGCGAACCTTAGGGCTCTACTCGATGCTCTGGTCTCTGCCATAGCGGTCGTGTAGATATCAAAGCCCCCTTTAGCGGATGACTTCCTGCAGTCTGCAGCAGCGGAGAATGTGCTGCCGTCAGTGAACTTATAGCTTACTGTTACGGTTGCACTCCACTCGTTTCCTCGGTCAGGACATTGATTAACCTGTACGCTCTTGCCAGCGATGCCCAGCACCGCCTTGGCAACCCTGAGCAACGGGTCGTGTCTTACGAAGTGATCCCTATCCGTCACAACAAAGTCATTTACTGAAAAGTGATCCTTAAGAGTGAACTGGTCACCGCTTATAGGGTTTGCTTTTTGGTTCAGGAAATCCATGTGTCGTCGCCTCTTTCTGTTTCGGCTTCAATATTCTGATCGTCAAACTGGACCACTCCAGTTACACGATTGAAATTTCTATCCGTACTGCTGTCTGTAGTGTCGGGAGTGCTGGACGTTTTCCTATTCTTGTGGAACAAGGTCATGGCTGTTGAGATGTTTCTGATCTCTACTCCACGCTTTATAAGGCGTCTTTTTATGGTCATTACAGGAATTCCGTATTCAAGAGATAATGCCCTTAGAGACATTGACTCATCCTGATATTTTCGTGCAATCTCATCGTCATTGTCGTGTGTGTATTTGGTTGGTCTTCCCATTTTTTTGTCCAGAACCTCTCATATTAAAAGTTTAGTAGTTGCTCGCTAACGATTGAATCTTCTTTTACAGGTCCGACATATCTGCTGTCATATGACAGTCTCCTATTGTCTCCTGCGATGAAGTACTCACCATCTAATAGCATTATGTTGGTCTCATTTTGTACGTCTATACTGCTATATTTAAATTTTTGTGAAATTAAATCTGGCTCCCCATTTACCTCTAAGTAGTTACCACTAATGAAGATACGATCATCCGGAATTCCTATAACTCGTTTAACCCAGTATTCTCCATCTTTGATTGGTGACCTTACTGTAACTATGTCTCCACGGTTTATAGGAGTATAAGAGCAGGTTAGGGAGTGACTGCCATCTGACAATGTTGGCATCATGGATACGCCTGAGATCTTCCATACCTTCAGGCCTCCTGCGATAAACAGCGCTTGCAGTATTAAGAGAAATCCTGCGGCTATTAGTACGCATTTTGCCATGTATCTTGCAAACTTTAGCGACTTAGTTATCAATGATATCATGCTGTACCCTTTCATCTATGTTTATTTCGGTCGTACTCTCTCGGTCTGGTCCAAATGACACGATGCTGACCGGAACTCCAACAAATTCTTCTAGCTTTGCTATGAATTCATGGTAGGATCCGCCGTCTTTCCATCCTGGCCATTTTTCCCAGATGGGCTCACACACATTCCATTGTTCGCCATATGGGAATTCGAGAGTGTCTGTTATCTCTGACGCTCCTATAGTGTACCCCACACAGACGGGGATTGCATCTAGGTTGCTTAGGATGTCCATTTTAGTTAGAGCGATCTCTGTGACTCCACCAATCTCAACTGCATATTTGAGTGCCATGACATCAAGCCATCCACACTTCCGTGGTCGCCCTGTGGTGGCACCGAACTCTCCACCTAGTGTTCTGACAGCCTCGTCGTCTTCTTCCGTCATGGCGGACGTGAAGGGCCCTGCGCCTACTCTGGTGGAGTATGGCTTAGATACGCCGATCACCCTATCTAGCTTGCCGAAGGAGAATCCTGCGCCTGTTCCGACTGTGTGGGCTGTGCAGTTAGAGGATGTGACATAAGGGTATTGACCCATATCAACGTCTAGTAGGACTCCTTGAGCCCCCTCGAAGAAGATTCTCTTGCCTTCCCCGTGCAGTCTATTAATCATTACTTCAGTGTTGACTATTCTTCCTCTGAAGGTTGCTGCAAATACGGGGAATCTAGCTAGGACATCCTGAGCTGCCATTCCGGCTGTTACGCCAGTCCTGTTGGCCTTCGACTCGTATGTTGGCCCAATTCCGGTCTTCGTCGTGCCGAGCATCTGAGTGCGCTCCCTGTACTCGTCCACCTCAAGGGCTTCTTCTGTTACTAGATGCGCCTTGTTGGATATGAAGATTCTGCTGACTAGGCTTCCTGCTGTCTCTCCCAGGAGTGATGCAACTTGATGGATCTCCTCAACCAATGCGGTGGGATTTATAACCATTCCGTTTCCTAGAATGCAGACTATTTCAGGGTTTACTATTCCAACGGGAAGCATGTGGGTGACGATCTTCTCTCCGTTGTGCCAAATCGTATGGCCAGCGTTTCCGCCACCCTGAAACCTGCACGATACATCATAATTGTCAGACAAGAAGTGCGAGATCTTACCCTTGCCCTCATCGCCCCACTGTAGTCCTATTAGACATGTCGCCACGTCATCCCCCTTTATACTGGTAGATCGTCTGATCCATGGACCTTTGTTCTTCGAGCAACTATTTGATTGCTTCCCTGTCCATACTTCCATACGCTATTCTCGGACTGAACACGCCCTTGAACCTCTGGTCGGCGCACTGCGAGGTAGTCCTCAAGTGCTGCCTTGGATGAAAATAGAAGGTCGTTGACTTGCTTAGGATCTTTTACAATCCACAGGTACTTATATGAAATTGACATATTATTCTCCATGTCTTTCTTGGATACGGAATCGTATCGCAGGTATTATGTTGTTCCTAACTCTCGAATATGGTATCTCAAGAATCTCTGACACTTTGCTTATGTTGTGGCCCTTGGACAGGAGTAATGCAACGTCCAGCTGGTCACCCTCAAGCTTCTCGTGTATTGTCTCGTAAAAATCTATGTCTTCAAAACATCTATCGACTCTTTGGCCCTTGTTGTTTATAACACTGTCTGCTCTTGCTTTCGCAATAAGCATCTCCTGCATCTTAGAGATCTCTTCATAAGTCTTAGCTCTAACAGAGCCGGAGGTTGACGGCGCTACTAGCTTGGTTGTCCCCGCATGCATCTTCAGCTGTCCAGCAGACACCTGATAGGCAACCTTGGAGAAGTACTGCCTAAACTGGTGCTTATGCTCTATTCTAGATACGTCAAGGTGTTTTTCGAGCCTCATAAAGATCTCACTTAAAAGATCGTCACGATGGACAAAACGAGATACCCTCTTGTAAGCCTTGTTAAGGATATCCTCATTCTCTGATATCATCTCAAGGATCTTCTCACCCTTACTTAGTGAATCTTTCAACGCTTATTCCCATCTCTTCTAGCAATACTTTAGAAAATTTCCAACTATCCTCGACACTTGCCGAAGATCTGTCCTTATAAACGACCCTGCTTACTCCGGTCTGGAGCAGCATCTTTGTGCACTCTGTGCAGGGGAACATTGTTGTGTACACTGTCCACCCTGATATGTCTGTCTTAGCATTTATTACTGCATTAAGTTCTGCATGAACCACGTAACTGCTCTTGTTATCCCATCGGGATTGATTCTCGCTCATTCCAGTAGGGAATCCGTTGTATCCTATTGCGACATGATTCTTTTCCTCTGATACTATTATCACTCCAACTTTCGTTGTCATGTCCTTTGACCGCATGGACACAGTTTCTGCCATGGTCATAAAACATTCGTCCCAGGAAATAGTCTTCATTAGTCTTTCCACTCTGGCCAGTCTAGACTTGACATATCAGGCTCAGGTGGCAACAGGATGTTTCCTGTGATTATATCATTTAGGATTGCCATACTGAACTCCTCCAGATTGTTGGAGTCGTCTGTCGCAAACTGCACAAGATCCTCTACTAGGACATTCTCTAGGTCTGTACCATTGCACTTAGACTGTATGCTAACATACGAACTTGGCTCGATGCTTAGTGTTATTGGAATGATAGCTGTCATAGCATCATTGTCTAGCTCGTATACTGGCCCTGGTCCATACAATAGACTAAAGCAAGACTCGATCTTCACCCCTTTTGCCATTCCGTCCCAAGTTATCTTTCGTCCGTTGGTATTGATTGTCTTGTTTATGACTTGATTTAGCATTCTTTTCTTAAAGTCTGCCACACTGGGCTTGCTAACTCCGAATAGGGTAGTCATTGTGTATGTAAAGGGCAGATGCATTCTTGTAACGTTTTCTGGTATCGCATTTACAATTACTGATAGACCGTTTGATACTATCACTGCAAATATGACAGGCTGAAACCCTTCTTTCTCCCAGGTTCCGGACTCTACTACGTCTAGCCCTCCAATGACTTCTGACATGGATAGACCCTCTAGGTCAAAGGTTTTGCGAAGACCAAGTGTCCAGGTCGTTTTTCCGTTGCTCATTTTAAACTCTCCGACCTAACTTTATTATGACTGGTTGGACTTCTGGTCTCCCACGGACTCTTCTTTTTCGGTAGACAGCCCTAGATCTTCCGGGGAGAATTTGGCATCCTCGGTAGTATCTGGCTCACTGGTGACTAGGCCCAGATCCTCTGGCGTAAGGGATGGCTCTGGACTTGCTTCCTTAGGCTCGACTTCCTCGACGACGTTCTCCTCAGTAACGACAGGAGCTGCCACTTCTTCGAGAGCCTCAATCACTGTCTCTACCAGCTCTTCCTCAAGTCCGTCAGTCTCAAGTCCGTCAGACACGATGTCCTTTAAAACCTTAAGGTCACGCTTTACATTACGCATACACTCTTCGATCTCTTTGCGCTGTTCCAATATGTCGTTCTGTTCTTTCTCAAACATTCCGCTGTCTTGTTTGCTAGTCATATTAATCCTCACATGTTCCAAGTTGGTCGCCGTGACGAATGTGTGCCCTTACTGCATGTCGATTAACATGTAGCGTTCTTCCATTGTGACAGATGAAGACCTTGTGACCATAGTCATCGTAGCAGTCGTCGTCACAGTCATCCTCGTCGTCACAGTCGTCCTCGTGGCAGTCGTCGTCACAATCATCGTCGCAGTCGTCGTCATGATCTTCGCACTCTTCGTGATCTGGCTCGCAATCGTCAATGGTGCCATTGTCGTTTGAGTCTATTTCACATAGATCGTCTACGCCATTCTCATTGCAGTCTTCTCCTAAAGTTAAGTCGATGTCGCACTCATTGTCGATTCCATCACCGTCAATATCGTCGTCACAGTCATCGATAATGTCGTCCAGGTCTAGATCATCTTCACAAAGGTCATCAATGCCGTTCTCATTGCAGTCTTCTCCAAGGGTGATGTCAATATCACACACGTTCTCAATGCCAATGGGGGCTGTCCCATCGGGGCCACCGATGTCGTCAGCAGTGATTAGTCCTGCCTGTGGATGGACAGAACCGGGCTTACAGCCAACGGCTAGCAGCAACGTCACTACCGAAAGGAATCCTAGGCCAAACGCTATTACTTTTCTGTAAGGGCTACACTTTGTCATCTTCAGCTTCTTTCTTATCCACGCATAGGTGGCAAATTTCGGAGCCCTCTTCTAAGGCCATCCACATGTCTAAAAATTTTAAACAGATTGAACACTTGAATACCGCTAAAAAGGGGTCCTTGTCGTACTCATCGGCTTGTTGGTCTAGGCGTGACTTTCTCATGTCACGACCCCTTCGACCCTCTTCCCAGTCTCTTCCGCTGGTTACACTGTTCTTACTCATAGTATGGCATGCCTTTCTCATTGCAGCAATTCTTACCATCTACTAGCATGTTTAGTACACTATTATCATGGTATTTCAAGGATTTATCATAAATTCCTAGTAATCCATTGATTCTCCCAGTCTTATCGTTGATGCCACCCTGCTCAGCAAGACATTCTTTACAATCGCATTGCACTGGCTGTCGGTTAGTTCGTGATATGCTGTATTCTTACCTATGTCCAGCCCTCCAGAGATGTGAGACACGTTCATTAGGTCTTTGATATTATAAGATTCCTCTTCATAACCCCTGTTTTTTGACATAAACTCTACAGTTAAGTCTAGCAATTTAGCAGTAAGCTGCTCAACAGCCCCGTCGAACGATACTCCGTATCCCCCAAGCTCGTTGCCGAGTCTTGAGCATCTGGTTATCATCAGTCCAGTTCTCCGTATCACATCTGAAGCATCCTCCATTGTGCAGTCCTCTTTAAATTTCATCTCATCAAGCAGATCCCAGTTTAGATTCGCATTGATTCCCTCGATCCTTAGACCGTTTGAGATGTCTTCTATTTTTGGCCTATGCTTGTAGTCTCTAAGGCTATAGTCTGTCGACATTAGAGAATGCAGTTCGCAATCTCTTCCGAAGATAACGTTTCCAGTTTTTAGGTCGTATGCCACCTTGTTCACTCCGTAGTCGAAGCTCTCCATCACTTCAGTTATTCTTCCATGGCTTGTGTTGACTAACTGTATTGGAGCCTTCAGTAGGTTTTCTGGGAATGCGCCTGTTTCCCTTAATGACATCTTGGGGTTGAAGTGTGTTGAATTGCCTGCTGCGAATGTTTCAGTTTCGCAGTTGTAGTCAACAAGTGAAGTCTGTAATGATTGAACTATCTCTTTAACCTGATCCATATCTCCTTTGACGAAGATATCGATATCGCTAAATGGCGCCCCTAGGATCGCATCCCTAACGAAGCCTCCGGCGACATAGCAGTTCTCTTCAAGAAGATTCCAGGAGCTCCCTGACACTTCTTTCAGAAAGGAACGCAGCTCTGATAAACGATTTTGGATTGATTCTAGCCTCATGATAAGCCTCACTATTCATTACTTTTTTAAGATCGTCTACCAAGTTTGCAACACCACCTGGGATATTCCACCCTGAAATATTGTTTGATGATCCTTTGCCACTTGAGAATATTCCATAGCCGGTTGCCATTATGATGCCGGACGACAGCTCTCCATCGTTTACAAGTGGAAGTGGTTGATACCCTTCATCTGGCGCAAGTCCTGCCTCTATTGCTTTATNACAATTGTTTATTATGCTCTTACTTCCTGACCACCTCCACTGGTCCTTTTGACCAACGCTAATCCCGAAGTCATGAATATCTCCAGTGTTATAGTCCAGTGTCATGGTTCCACGGCTCGCAGGATGGGTCTTTGCTCCCCCTGGCGGGTAAATGTCCCACTCAACCAGGGCAATGCTGCTGCCATCTATCGTTCTTATGGTGGATGGGCGTCCAAAGGAGTCGGAGAACAGCCCCCAAAGTCCCGTGTCTAGACTGTATGTTGAGGAGTCGAACTTGCTTTCTTTTGAAGATATTGAAACCACTCCCCCTGCCTCTCCAATGAATGAGGATAAGTTGTATCCCTCTTCGCATATGTCTAATATTCTAGTAGGGGACTTTCTATTCCTTAGGAAGGAAGTCTTTAGAACTGGCTCACCTTTAGCTTTCGATGACACCGTGAGATGAGACGTAAGTTTTCCATAGGTCTCACCGTAGCCCTCGCTGTATGTTACAGGACTGATCTCACTTTTGAGCCCCTCGAAAACCGGATCTTTCCCCCATGGTGCCGCAAGTCTCCCCCACATTATATGCTTGTAGTCATGCACAGCGTCCCTCAGCGTATCATCGCCGTGAGATGTCATGTCAAGGTTCGACGCTATTACTTGTTCGCAACCTAGCCTATGGGAGCTGGTGGGTATGATGCGATGAGAAAGGCTCTTCTCCCCCTTGTTGAATACGTTACTGGTGCAACCTCTAACAGCCTGTATCGGACCAAGGTCAAGGACCTTTGGGATCCAGGTGTGGCCTCCTCGGGACTTTATTTCACCAACCTCGCCCATCGATTCAAGAAGCAGCTTCCACTTCCTACTGACGAAGCCAAGCTCTTTGTTGAAATCATGTGGTGTTGGTGGCACTATATTGTCAGTCCTGTGGTCGTCTTCGGAGCCTGACACATACGTTCCTTGGAGTTTCATTGGATCAGTCACTTGCTTGAACTCCTTTTGAGCCACAGTCCTGCAGTTTCTGTATTACTGCCTTGGTGGAAACGTAGCATGATATAATCATACTCTTGTCTCTTTCTTTACTATCCTGCCCGGATCTTCCGATTCTTGACATGAAGCCCATGAAGACGTCCTCCTGTAGGTCCATTAGGAACGCTACTACGTTGGACTTCTCTTTGTCTGAGATTGTCTTAATCTCATATAGCTTGTCTAGCACGGAGTTTGACATTCTGTTAGCTGCATCTGGATCATCCATTGCAGATAGCACTGCTGGCCTAACCTCGTTGTAGGTCCGGAGAATTGACTCGGCTCCCACGCCTTGGCTCAATCCTTCTGAGTCGATATATGCCGTCACAGCACTTGCGGTGTTTCCAATCATGCCGTATAGGAACTCCCATCCGAAGCTAAGGTAGTCATCTTCTGACAGGTGCTTTAGAGCAATCCCAGACAGGTGCATAGACCTCGGATCCGGCTTCACATCTATCGGCATATCGCACTTTCCGAATGATACGATCTCTCTAGTTGCCTCAATCATAGCCGGGTGAACATCGTCCCCGACATGAGAGGCCCAGTCTGAAAACGATGCATCCAGCGTGACATGGCACAACCTAGATAGCATGGCCCTGTCATCGATGTCTGTTACGTTGTACTCCTCGGTTCCCCCAGGGTTTGCTGCCGCAACGATGAATGTATTTGTTGGAACCTTGTGCGTTCCAAGGGTTCCATCGAGAAGGAATGGAAGCATCACATCTAGGACGTACTTGTTCGCCCTATTGAACTCATCTAGAAAGATAACGTACTTGCCTGGATCGTCCTCTTTGGGCATCCATTCGGGCCTGAGCCACTTAGTCGTACCGTTCTCTTCGTCTCTAGTCGGCAACCCTAGCAGATCCCCTGGATCTTGGGATGCGAGGTGAAGAACGACACACTCTGCCTGTATGGACCTAGCGAACCGCTCAACAGCCTGTGTCTTGCCGACTCCGGTTGATCCCCAAACGATGGGGGCGATCCTGTTTCCGTGTTCTGTCTCTGAGTTCAGAAACGATAGAAAGCTTTGAAATGTATTGTGCTTCATTTTTTTCCTATTCCTTATGAAATGAAATATATCACGTTATAACAGTTTTGTGCAATTAAAATTGTAAGCGAGTCTTGTGTCCATCGAATGAGAAGTTTTCACTCGAACCTGCGGTTAGCGCCCATAGTGTCTTTGTCTTCTTGCTAGGAACAGGCTCGGCGGCATATCCGTCCGTAAGTATAATCAGATTACGGTCTTGCGACTCTTGGCAAACCCTGTCGAACAAGGGCTGGAAGTCAGTGCCTCCACGTCCTTCGATGTCCATAGATCTGTCTCCTATCTTCTTCCACTTTATCTCCTGGTGTATTTCTGTATCAAAGATTAGTGCAATTATTTCAGCACAGTCAGACATCTTATCTATTTCTCCAAGAAACTTTGAGATCTGCTCCTCAGTTATCGAGGCCGATGTGTCGATGGCCACGAATACCTTGGGCTTCTCTGGTCTCGTAATCCTGGCGGGTATCATCTCATCGCCGTTTGGGTACGTCCTACGTCTGTCAAACCTATTGCTCTTGTAGCTAACCTCTGGCTTAGATGGCTCAAACATTTTCCTGATGTCAGATACCCACCTCTTGGTGGGTGGTCCCGCAAAGAGTGTCAGGAGGGCTCTTGCCGTTTGGTCTCCGGCTGATGCTGCAATACGAACCTTTCCCTCTGTGTCAGACTCTATCTTTCTAGAGATCGCTGAGTCTTCTTGAATCTCCCCCCACATTCCATGAGGGTCAAACTCCATGTCACACCAATGCTCTTCTTCTTCTTTTCCAACTAAGTCAAAGTAAACGTCCGATGATTTCTTGGGTGGAAATCCCAGCCTCAGCTTTATGCAGTTGTCTGGCAAGTTGGACAGAAATTGATTTATATTCATGTCGCATGCCACATTCCACCTCTTGGGATTGCGGTCACCAATGCGTGTCAGGTGACACTGTGCTACGTGCATGGCCTCGTGTCTGAGTACATCTAGACACTCTTCTTTTGAGAGAGACTTTAGAAAGTCGTCATTGTAATAGAGGCAGATATTCCTCTTGCTGGGGCATAGGCCAACAGCCGCTGTGGGGATCTGCTTGGTTGAGATCTGTCTTGCCGTGGAGAGTATCGAGCCTAGTAAGAAGTCTCCACTTCTGTATATCTCAGCTATCATTGACTTTATGTTCATGATACTAGTCGGACTTTCTAACCGAGTCAACGAGACCGTATTCTAGGGCTTCGTCGGGACTCATGAAGAAGTCTTTCAAGCAGTCCTCGGCTACTTTGTCGAACTCCTGTCCGGAGCGTTTTGCGAGGATGGTGTANAAAATATCCTTGAGACGGTTCATCTCTTCAAAGTTAGTCTGGATGTCTGCAGCGGTGCCCTGCACTCCGCCGGATGGTTGGTGAATCATCACTCGTGAGTTCTCAAGGGCAATTCGACAGCCNGGAGATCCGTTGGCCAGAATGACTGCTCCCATGGAGCAAGCCTGTCCGATTACAACTGTCTCGATCTTATTGGGGACCAAGTTCATGGCATCGATAATTGCAAGACCTGCTGTTACTGATCCTCCTGGACTATTGACATATAGAGAAATCTTAGCGTTCTTCTTTTCAGCAGCGATATGCATGATTTGAGCAACGATACTTGCCGCACTCTCATCATTTACTTGGCCATTCAAGAACACAAGGTTCTCGTTAAGTAGGCGACTGTAGATATCGAACTGACGCTCTGAACCGTCAATCTGCTTGGTAATAACGCTTGGAATAATCACTTAAACCCTCCTTCCTTGTTTGTGCCCAAATAATGGGCGAATGTTTCTNACTGTGTCAATATAGCACATAGTCTGTGCGCTCTGCAACTTAATTTAGTTTTCTTACTTCCCCATTGTCTCCCGAGTAGTAAACTGAATCTACACCCTTGATCTTTAGCATCTTGGCGCATTCGGAGCATGGCTTAGAGTTGGAGATCTCTCCATTTTTTAAGAGCCTCACTATGTAGATGGTGGACTCTGATAGACTATGCCTCTTGTCAACTTTCTTGACAGCATTGAATTCTGCGTGGGGGAACGGCCACTGGTAGTGGTCGCATGCCTTGGGGTCGGTCTTTGTCATGCTATTGGATGCAGTTGATACACATCTTGATCCAACATACACGGCAGCTCCAACACGTTGCTTCCCATTTGAAAGAAGTGCGGAGCGAATAGCCTGTCTCATGCCTCTGGCGATCTTGCCCGACACTTTGATAACGTCTGATCCAGTGGTTTCATCTTTAATAGCCATATTTATTAATTACTGTCATTTCTACCATATTTCCAATTGTGAGACAAAAGAACACCCGTATATGGCTTTCTTTCAATGTCATCTTCTCTTAGATCTCCACCGACCCAAACCTCGATAACTTCCACGGGAGAAGTCGTCATATTGTATGCTGCATGCCACGAACCTGTGCTTACTTCAAGAAAGTCTCCAGATTCCAAATCATAGTCTCCTCCCTCCAGGCAGAAGCCAAGGGTTCCCTTTACAACATTCCAGTTCTCACTACGTCCCCAGTGCCTTTGGTAGCTCATGCAACACCATGGGTCTATTCGAAGTCTCTTGACTTGAAAATTGTCTCCTTCTGATAGTATCTCGTAGGCTCCCCATGCGGTATCTGTAAACTCGTTCATCGATTCCACCTCTTTGCTATTCCTGCCGAACCCTTTAAGAGTTCTCCCCCAAGCTTTGGAAAGCAAGTGGGCCACAGTCCGTGTATTATTAAGACGGGAACCGCAACCGCTGCAACTGCTGCTGCAACCAGTGCTACCCTCATGTGCCTAAAGTACGTTTCTCCAACGTCAAGTAGATGCTTATTATAATCCTGAGTAAACAGGTTAACTGCCAATATGAATATTAAAAGTGTGATAAGTATTGTGGTCATTATCTGATGTCGTCCAGGAGTTCGTCGTCGTCTCCGTCTTGTGGCATGTTAGTATTCTGTAGACGTACTATTTTCAAATCATCCCAGCTTATTAGTTGCTGGCCAAAGTTGGGCGAGTAAAGCCATATGGGCGGATTCTTTTGACGGAAGTGATGGAGCTGCATTTCATCAAGGTGTGCATCACGGAACTCATTTGGATTGATAAGGTCTAGCGTTCCAAGGTACTGCTCGGTCCCTTCTTGGGGTACGTACCACACGTCTGCTAAGGCTTCTTCTTTGATCGTGGAAGAGGTGTCTATTCCCAGCTCTTCGCACGTTTCTTNATGGCTGTCTGAGAAGCCCTTGGCAACTGAGTCAGCACTCTCGATCCATTGTCTTTCATTCATCATTCTGTCTTTCTTCAATGTTGGAGCCGGAGGTGAGATTTGAACTCACGACCTATCGCTTACAAGGCGATTGCTCTACCCCTGAGCTACACCGGCATTTCCAACTAATATTTTGTCAATCTGCAAGAAGTCCCAGTGGCCGCAATTAATCATTTATATCCCGTTAATGTCCTTGGACAGATCTGCTTTACCCAGCTTCATTGCCCACGTTATTGCNTCCGTCCAGAACGACACATTTGTCCTTCTGTAGTTTCCCAGGTGTCCGATAAGTAGATGACAGTTGATGCCGTACTTCTTATTCTCGCACAGGGACACTAGGTTTCCTGGATCTAACTCAAGGTCTGGTGCCACGCTAAAAGGTATGACGTGGTGAACTTCTAAATTAGCTCGCTCCCCGCATACGAAACATTCAGAGTGTCCCTCTAGGTGTTCTCTTCTAACCCCAGACCACTTCCCTGATCTTCTCTGACCCTTGGTGGCTTTCCCTTGGATTCTGTCTTTTATATGGAATAGAAAGTTCTTCACTGGTATTGTCCACTGTTTCCACAGTTGCGTCGATCTTTCCACTTGTTTAGGATCCATGACGAACTATTCGCCTTGTCCGATCCCCCGACACCATATTCACAATGAACGCCGTTCTCGTTACAGAATTCTGACTCTGGAGTTACCCCACGGGAAGATCTGTCTCCTCCGTTGGCAAAGATGATATCATAGTGCCTACCTGCGTAATCGATTGCAGCCTCAATCAACTGTACTGCTGTCTCGTCACTGTCGTCAAAGTCCCAGCAGTGATCTACGGCACCCAATGCGCCAATAATAGCCTCACGATCCTCGGCCTTTAAGAACTCTGCGCCCTTCTTCCTACGAAGCCATTCATCGCTGTTTACACCCACAATTAGCTCTCCGTCTTCTCCGGCGAGCTTTTTTGCAGCCTCAATGTATTGAATGTGCCCCTTGTGCAGAGGATCAAATCCTCCGCTTACTATTACTAGCTTTCTCTTGGTTGACACTGGATACCCCCTAGCCCATGAACTTATCAAGGTTGAATATCACTCCTACGATAGCGACTGTTGCAAACAAGGCAACACCTTCTACTAGGGCTGATGTCAAGATGGTAACCTGAGTTATTTGCTTGCGAACCTCTAGATCTTTTGTGATAGAGATCCCTTTCATTGTCCCTTTGGCGATTCCTGAGATCCCAATGGCGACTCCGAATACTGCCCCAACACCTGCAAAGATTGGTGCCAGAATGTCCAAGCTTCCTAATTCTAACATATTAGACTCCACTGTCTACCCAGTTANGGGTGATTCCTTTTTTAGCCTGTCGAGCATTCCTGGGAGAATAAATAATGATGCCGTCCATAGAATCATTATCCCCAAGAACATTGTTGGTCTATCATACCATAGGACGCTCTCATCGAGCAATAAACATGGTAGTGCTATGAGTGTCGTATGTAGTATCACCATTGACGATACTGTTCTACGCATCCAGTGGCCTGCCCCACAGCTCCATGAGCCTGTTATCTGAGTATACCACAGCAAGTTAGCTGTCATTGTGAGAGCTGCCACTAGTGTTGCGGTGGGGAGGTTTGCTCCTGATAATACTGCCCCTAGCATAAATCCTGCTACTAGTCTGACTTGTTTCCTGGATGAGTCCCTCAGAATGTCTAGCCCTGCAGCTTCTGTATTGTCAGTCATTGTAGTCTCTCAATCTTGCCTGCTATTGGCACAGGCATACATGTACATGTGTCAGATACTGCCACAGTCTTATTAAGAATGATGACATAACATAGTACCCAGAGAATAGGAAGAATCCTAATAGAGGGATCATTGATGCAATTGCAAAGATCTCTCCGATTCTGTTCAATGAGTCTTTTTTCATTCTGTCTTTGGCTTAATTTTTAATCTTTTCAAAGTCTTCTTAGCCTCTGACGGCAAGATTGTGATATCACACCCTGCATCGAAGTTGCTGTGACCTTTTCCAAATGGTCCAGTGGCAAAGGCGTTGTCCTTGTACTCAGTGACAGGCTTAGGGCTTTTGAAGCACACTAGAACCATTGTACCATTGGATTTTGTCAGCTCAAGCTCTTGTTTACATTTTGGACAGGCGAATGGCTCTGCCTTGCTTTTCTTTGGGTTTCCAAATCCTGGTCTTGCGATGACGTCCTTCTCTCTGGTTAAAGGCTGTTGTACCTTATTGTTGGTTACTCTACCCTATACTCTAGCACAAATCAGCCTTCGTATGCAACAATATTTACCAATTATTTGCGCCTTTTCGGGACTTTCTCTTTAGTTCGTTGCTGTATACCCTGAAGCACATCGTTGGGTTCTTTTCATCTGACATTCTCTTGGATACATGATCCTTCCGCCATACTTTTGGATCTATCTCAGGAAAGAACGTATCGCATTCAAACTCCTGTCGGATTACGGTTACAAATAGGTTGTCACATATTGGCAGCAGTGCACGATATATCTGCCCTCCCCCTATTATCCAGGCGGTGCTATCTCTTTGAATCTGTGTTAGTGCAGCATATGGATCCTCAACAGTCATTGCTCCGCTCGTCACCCTATCTGGATTTCTCGTAACTACAATTGACCTTCTGCCTGCCAGANCTCCCCCACGGGCGTTCACGATTGAGTCATGGGTCTTTCTTCCCATTATAACAGTGCATCCGTATGTTTGCTTCTTGAAGTATGCGATATCTGCTGGAGCGTCCCAGGGGAGCTCTCCATTCATTCCTATGCCATTGTTTAGATCCATGGCTACAATTAGATTTAATTCCATTAGATTGCAACCTCTCCTTTTATTCCTGGATGAGGATTATACCCTGATAAGCATATGACCTGGGACCTAATGTCTCCCCAAGACAGTTTCTCATACTCCCAGTTGACGAAGTTTAAGAGACTTCCCATGTTAAAGATCTCAAGAGTTGGAAGGCTCTTGTGGTCCCTTGTTAACATCTCCTTGCACTGGTCGACATGGTTGCTGTAAATGTGAGCATCTCCAATGGAATGGATGAAGTCTCCGACATCGTATCCGCCATCTTTTGCAATCAAGTGGGTAAGCAGGGAGTAGAATGCGATGTTCACAGGCACTCCGAGAAACATGTCTCCCGATCTCTGCACCATGTGACACGATAGAGTGTTGTCTCTTAGGTAGAACTGTATTAGATTTCCATGGCAGGGTGGTAGGTTCATCATTGGCACTTCGGATGGGTTCCATAGTGCAATGTTGTGTCTCCGACTATTGGGATCCAGCTTCAGGCTTTCGATTACTCTCTCAAGTTGGTCGACTCCCCCACTGTTTCTGAACTGCTTACCATATGTTGGGCCAAGACTCCCGTCTTCATCTGCCCACGGTGTCCACCACTTTTGAATATTCTCTGGTAAGTCGTATGCATTAGTGCTCCCAGACAGCATCCAGAAAAGCTCCGACACAACACCCTTCCAGAATGTTCTCTTGAGAGTCAGAAGAGGAAACCCTTCTCTGAGATCGAACCTCATCTGTGATCCGAACACTGACAGTGTGCCAACCCCCGTCCTATCTTCAGACTTAACGCCCGTATCTAAGATGTGCTGTACTAGGTCGCTATAGTCTTTCATCAAACAATCTCCTCTATAATCCCTAGAGCCTCTGCACAGATAAGTAATCCACCGGCTGCAATGAAGTCCCCCTGAATGAGGCATGCTCCAGCCCAGATTCTAAATGCACTCTTGATGAGGCTTACGATAAAGTGTCCTCTGCTGGTGTCCTTAGGCTGTATACTCATTTGTTGTTTTTCTTATTACAGAGAAAAGGTTCGTTTACTTCTATCTCAAGAGAATGGGCGACTTCTAGCATTCTCCCGATCTTATCTTCTCCGTAATTAATTGCATGCTCTGCTTTGCAATAGGTATCCCCAGCAGCCGTTTGGAAGACACGATAGGGGAACGCTCCTGGGTGTTCGTAGTCTAGGATGTACGACATGATTTTGTCTACTGCGATAACGGGAAAAGTAACATCATGGCCCTCTTCCGAATGTACTGAATAGCCGTCTAGGAGAAGAAGACGCTCATTGATCTCTTTAAATCGCCTATCCTGATCTTCTAGCTTATCCCTAACTACTTCTATATAAGAAGGATCAAGCTCTGTATCAGAAATTTCATATTCGTAAAATTTATGATCTGGATAACGCCTTCCCTTTGTGATCGTCGGGGGAGAGTCGGCACTGGGCCTTGCTTCATAATGAAGATTCTCTCGCCCCCGTGTGTAATAATCTCGATTAGTTCTATGCTGAGCAATTGTCTCAATTTTCTTAATTGTATTAAGATTGTTCCTCGTCATGTAATTGTTCCTCGCAATTTTCTTAAAATTGTTCCTCTCAATTGTCAGTCGTCGCTTGGCATTCTTAAGATTGTTCCTCGTCGAGTAATGCATGATCAAAACTATAAGGAGTGCAAGTAGTGGGAGTGTCATGCTGTTCATTTTTTATCCTTTGTCATAGTTGCCATGTTTTTCTTAGTTGCCATGTTTTTCTTAAGTTCAGAGGCAAAGCCGACAACTTTCAAATCCTGCCAAGCGGTGGCATTCTTAAGATTGTTCCTCGCCTGGTAATAGGCGAACAAACTTATTAAGAATGATGACATAGCTACAAGGAGTGCAATTAGTGGGAGTATCATGCTGTTCATTTTTTATCCTTTGTCATAGTTGCCATGTGAAATACAACAATACATCCAAGTAGTATGATAATAGCCAACTGACCCTGCCCTGTCTTGGATAGTTCTTTAGCCAGATACACTATCCCTACAAGTGGGAGTGCGAATAATACTGCTGCTGTCTTTAGAGTCTTTTTCATCGTTTTTTATTGGTCTTCCTTCGTTTTTTTCTCTTTGTGGTGTAAAGTTCCTGCTTCTTTGCTCTCTTGTCGTCGGTCTTGATTTCTTTCTTATGAAGGAACTCAACGTCTATGCACCAAGTTGATCCGGTGGCAGTCTTTGGACCCCATCCTTTTCCGAATGGTGTCATCATTGCAGTGTCTCCGACGAATCCCCAGATCTTTCCCGTTGTCCAGATACGGTATCCATAAAGCTTCGGCCTGAAGTGTGCTACTTGTCCCACCTTCCATTTCCCAACAGAGATGGCATCTATCTCTTGATTATTTGCCATCAGTTCAAGATGTCCCAGCTTGCGTCAATGTTTCCGTCAAGGGCATCGAAGAGAAGCATGTCATCGAGACTTGGAAGGCCATCGCCTCCCGCTCCCCCTCCGCTCACTCTGGTGTCGCTCCACCCCTCAGCCTGTGCATGGCTTACTGCCTCNTCTTCGTTNGCNAGCATTTGATTGCGAAGGATTATATTNAGATCTGGATCATTNTCCCCTGGAAAATGGACATCTTCCAGCGGAACACCGGACGCATTGGCTACTTCAAGCCTACGAGCCTCACGGTCCCAGTCTTTTACGGTGGTCCAATCAATGGACATGGCAAACCTTCTTTCTAATATATGATAGCATATATTTCAACTATCAGCAACTTTTTATTGGATTTAACTGTGATAGGAGTAGAATTTCCCGACAGCTTCTCTTTTAGTCTCGAAGGGGCCGATTGCTTCGTATTCGAGGTNCTCTGGGCTAGAGATTGGAACATCGCACAGTGCGTAGAAGTCTCCGTTTGGNAGTCTCATGACTCTAANGATGAAGTTTGTACCATCGCCATCTATGGCTTTATCGCTGTCCTCGTGGTACATGTATCGGTCTGNCANCACAGTCTCGACTCCATTGGTCTCTATGACTTGTCTCATTGTAAGTTTCTCTGACATGATTGCCTTCTTTCTACAANAGGATACCATCTTTCCNGATAGTCTGCAACTTTTATCCTAGAAGTCTACTGAGTACCCTATGGTGAGCATTCCGCCTTCGTACCCTGGGTTTGGNCCCTGGTCTTTGTCTAGTCCGAAGAAGTCCCGNAAGGAGTCATTGTGGAAGGTTGATCCATTTGAGTTGTGCAGCCAACGATAGTCTGCATAGATTCCATGCTGTAGTTTACTCTGCTTTGTCTCGCTAAGATCATGAAAGATTCCGAATCCGAATGTATTGGTGAATCCGTAGTCAACTGTTGCCGGTTCCCATTTTTCAGTGAACTTATCAAAGGATGCGGAGAATATAGCATATGGGCGAGTTTTGTTACTTGTTCCAAATGTAAGCTTGTAGGTTGTATCTACCCCTATGATGCCCCCTGGCATCTCTGAGTCAACGATAGCGTGTCCGCCAAGTCCGAAATCGAATGCAACATCGCTTACATCAAACAGAGTCCACTCAACTCCGTACCTTGCCCTTACGGCATTGTTCATCTTTAAGTTGCCCTCAAGGGCACTATCGCTCAACATGGATGCGTCGATGAATCCTAGCTCTGTGACCTGTCTTGTTGGATGCATGCTGCATCCTGTTGAGGCAAGGAGGACTGCGATGAGTGCTATTGACTTATACACTTGGCTGGTCCTTTGCGGTTGGAGGTCCACTTGCTAATTGGTTTTCCTTGTATGTTCCTGACTTGTTTCCTGTCAGATCGAACTGTGTGACAGCGTTGAGGTATGCTTCCCTTACGACAATGGTGTAACTGATTGCCCGATAGTTCGAAGTGTAGGCAGTCATTTTACCCAGATCAATCTCGCATGCGGGATAGCTGCCCTTGCATTCGAATATATCTTTTCTCCTCATTGTATCAAGCTTTGAGACAAGCGTGGGGATGGAGCTGAATTTGGGCAAGAGGTCTTCAAAGATCCCAGACCAGATCCTCTTCTTGAAGGGGTGCTTTTCATCGGACTTGTCTCCATCCACATCGACGATAGCAACTTCACACACGAGACTCTCTCCACTTTCTGACGTAAAGGTTAAGACTTTTTGATTCCGTAGCATTGTTCCTTCTTTCTTGGTTACATAAAAGCATACCATGTTTTATAGGGATGTGCAACTTTTACTGAAAGGAATCAGTAATTCGCTGTAGGAGTGCTTCTAGATGAAGTCTGGTCTCTACTGGGCCTGACACCTGATAGACCTCATGAGAGGATCTACATCTGTCATCGGTCCTCAGTGCCTCTGCAAGTGCAAAGTCGTTCCCTCCCTCATGGGTAGCATCTCCGAAGAAGCTGATATTCTTGTAGGCGTGATCTAGGAGTTGGCTCTTATCCCTCCCCTTTGGGAAGATGTCGATCCCGGTGTCGCCACCGCATACGGCCTCAAGACCTGTTGCCTTGGCGATCCTTGCCGCTATAGCCGCTCTCTCGCCCGTTGATCTATCGTAGGCTGCGTACCGCTCTCTTTGCTCTCCCACGGCACCTCTTCCGACTATGGAGAAGTTTACCATCCCTACTCGTGTCTCGATATGATTGCCACATCTTTCGCAATACTCTGATGCCTCTAGTTCTTTGTTGAGGATTAGCAGTAGTAGTTCGCTCGGCGACCAGTCTCTGTCCCATCTGTGCTTCCCTAGTTTCCAAATGCTGTTTCCGCAACACTGTAAAGAGATAGGCACTTGGCTGTAGAAGTCCTCACCTAGTTGCTCCACTGTCTTAACCTGATCTGATCCAGTAATAAGGATCACTCGGTCCATGGGTACATTCTCTAGGAACCATGCCTTGAACTCTGGATCCATTTCTCCCCTGGAGGGAGTTAAGGTTCCATCTACATCGAAGGCTAGGAATCGCTGATCTGCGATCAGGGGGTAGGATAGACTGGGGTTCTGCATTAGTCTTTGTTGCGAGAGGTGAACTTATCCTTTAGCATGAAGAACAAGGATAGTCCTGCGAAGTATGCAACCATAGCTGGTAGCAGTGAGATAATAAGAAGTCCGTCTGACATTACTTCTTCTCACTCTCATTTACCTCTATGTCTATAATCTGAGAATGGGGAGACGACTTGTTAGACTCAACTTCCATGAATCCTACTACTGGATATCCTCCGAGGGCCTCTAGTCTCTTGAATACATCTGCCTCGAACTCGTCTTGTGTCTTGTACTCAGACTGACATATTGACAACGGTAATACATGCGGTGTATCAACACCTTCTGGTGCGTCCCACAAAATATAGAACTTGGTAAGGTTCATCTTGGCTCCTGTGTATTTAGGTGGCCACCCAAAAGGGGACGGCGAGGCTGTTAGGAAACAACAGTGCAGTCCGACCCGCACATGCGCTGCCTCAACGTCTTATCCTCTAGGTGACCATGTTTTAAAAAAGTATCTTGTCTCCGTTTTGAACCGTTATCCCCTCAAGGAACTCTGGTATCTCAAGTATTGCACGGCATGGGGAGGTCATGCTCTGTGATGAGTCCCCTGCCTTTAGTATGATATGCTGCTGGACATATCCCTTGTGGTCTATCACGTATGCATCTACGTCAAATAGAACCTTGTCATTATGGAGGATCCTAATCTCCGCAGTGTTCCATGTCATTAAAATAGGCATGGTGGCGTCTACCGGTAGTACATCCTGGAAGCCCTTGGTTCTGCCAGCATCAGTGTTTTTAACTGATACGGCGGTGTGGTAGGCCTTGAACCTTCTTATGTCCGCTGGTAAAACTCTGATATCTTGCTGCATTATGGATCCTATCTATCATATAACTAGCATACTATCGTATAATATTTTATTGATTCTTGGTAAGTTTTATGTAGTGAGGTTAGTCATGATAGATAGATTCCTGCAGATGTGCGTCTTCTGGCTACCTCTAGGTATCGCATTCCTATACCTGACAATAGCTGCTGCACATGCAATCAAGAAGAACTACGGGCTTGCTATAATGTGGGCTTCTTATGGGATAGCTAACTTTGGCATGATATGGGCGTTGACACATGGAGAGGGTGGTGGGCACTAGCCCATCATGCCGACTAGGACCTGCGTTATTACGCCGTTTAGTCTGGTCTCCTCGAACTCTCTTATTGCTGATACTAAGTGGTATGCGAACGACTTCTTTATCCTGCATCGAATTGGAAGATATTCACTGCTGCCATCCATGTTTACAGCCTGGACTCTTACCCTAAGCCCGTATGCAAGCTCCTCAAAGCTTTCTCTCAGTGTCCTTAGCTCGCCAGTGTCACCATTTATGGTGAACTCTGCTAGGACCACCATCTCTGCGGCATTCATACATACTGACTCAAGAACTATAGCATTCTTCTTGGTCATGTCTAGGAGTATGTCATCTGCCATTCTTATCTCCGAGTAAAAAAGTGGGAAGGACCGTCCCTGAGAGGGGGTTTGAGGAAAGTCCTTCCCTAGTGGTCGCTCTATCGTTGCACTGTGGAGATGCAACACGACCAAGATTGCCACGCTGGTTCTAAAATATATGGCCCGAAGTTTTAGGCATTTATGTGGACTTGTTAGTCCTGGTTGTTTTTTTGGCCTAAGGGACTTTCGGGCCATTCACCGGCCTCCGATTTTAAGTTTAAGTCTTCAAACTGAAGAAGTCAGATTCCTCAGGTGGAAGGAGTTTCGTCGTCCTTCTTGTTGCAATCACAGTATTTACAGAGCAGGCATCCTGCGATTCTGCCAACTAGCAGTGCTCCGAATATGATTAGTCCAATTTCTACTAGGTCGTACATGTGTCACTCTCTTCCAGACTCTAATGAGTCATATTGTCTTACACTATATAGTAGCACTATATGGGCAAGCTTTGCAATAAAAAAAGACCTCCGTGGTTTCCCTAGGAGGCCTAATGACCAAAGGTCAGTGCCATGAAACGGCTTGTAGGTAGACTAATGCACCATATAATGGGCTTTAGTCTCGGTAGCGAAGACTCCGAGCCTACATATAATATACTACCTTCGTCTGTGAGCCAAGAATAGATTGCATGTCCTACAGAGTATTCTGCAGTTATGCTTCGAGTATGGTCCTGAAGCATCTATTCTATCAACCTGCTTGCCATTGCTGGCATGCTTATTCTTTACGTCTGTTTCGACGCCGCAATTCTTACATTTATCGCTTTTGTTATACCATTCAGAGAACTCTTTCGGCCCACTGAATTCGCATTTGATACCCATAGCCCCGTAATGAGCGTAGGATTTTACCTTGGGATTGTTACAGCGATCATTGATATGCCTATAGACATATCTACCTGACTCGCTTCTTTGTTTATTGTTTCTAGTCCCCGTCCTCTTGCTGTGGTGAGACCTGTAGCACGATCTAGTGCAGAACTTCTGCCTAACGTTGGTAGATTCGTACTCATTCTCGCACCACTCGCACTTTCTTGTAGCTTCTTTGCTTGCCATCTTCTTACACCTTTCCTTTTACGATCTTTGCGATCTTCTCGGCACTTCGGCCTCCGCCGATTCCGATAACTCCATATTTGAAGATCTCGAAAAGCTCAGGGTTCATTTGACCTACTGTTCCGATTCTGAAGTGGTCTAGTATTACTAGGCCGAACAGCCCTAGCATTATGATTGGTCGCCATGACCTAGTTATAAACCCATCTGAGGTGGCTTCTGCAACCATTACGCTTGCCTTAGCCTCCGCCTGAGCCTTCTCTAGCTCTATGGCTTTGGATGTAACTCCTGCCTCTATGTTGGCTAATTCGTTTCTTAGGGCCAACTTCTCTTCTTCTGAGGTGTGAAGGTCGTCCACTAGCTTTGCCGCTGGGGAGAAGATTCCAGATATGAATGCAAATATATTCATCTCGTACTCTTTCTTTTCAGTAGTCCTTTAATAGACTATTATACGTAAAGAATACATCCGGGTGAGAGTTTGCCTATAGAATGGCGGTTTAGCCACGATTATGGCACTCTGTGCAGTAGGCTGGGTGCTTGGACTGCTCTCCGCACCTACGACAGTGCATGGTGGGACAGTTGGGATTGCGAACTAGGATGATATCAGCTGATTCTCCGTCAACAGTAGCCTGAGCGTAGGCTTTTGCAGCCTTTTGAGTATGAAAGAAGGCACCTTCACCCTCTTCGTTGGTCAGGGTCCAGCCTTTTATGCCGATATCTGACTTCCTTAACTCAAACAGGATCTCCCCGTCATTGAGGAGATTGTAGACCCCATTGTCCACTTTTTTAGACTTGATAGCCATCTTAGTGGTTGATCCGGACATGAGGCTGGACCTGAATGGTCTCTCCAAGGTCTCCGATGGTCCTAAAGCCGAAGGTGTCACCCGTCTTGGTTGAGTCGATGGTCTTCTTGGTCAAGTGTTTATTTTTGGCCAGGAATTTCCAGATATCGTTCTCGTTGGTCGGGACCGGAGAGTGGGAAACACCAAGGTCAACTCTGACATAAGAAACGATTTTTCCTTCTTCGGCAACTGTGAAGAACTTCGTAAAGGTCTCTTCGGCACTCATGTGAGTAATCATTTTTCCTCTTTCAAAAGGTATGTTTTTATTTCGCTATGGTATAGTGTAACACACGATTAGCAACCTGTGCAACCTGAACAGCCTGAATCGGGACAGTCTTTCTGGAATCGACTCTCCCCCAGAACGGTTTCGATGTCGTCGTTGGCCTTGAGGACACCCTCCACGAAGGAACAGGTCAGTACGTGTGTGCCGAATTCGTCATCAGAGTTAGTCAACTCTTCCAACTCCTCGGCTACCCACCTAAGATGCCTAGCCAGCGCCACTACTGTCTGCTTCCTGTCTCCGTGGTACTCTTCCTCGAAGAATGCTGCGCCTTCAAAGGCTCCACCTGCTACAAGTTTACACAACTTCTCGTTATTATGTACAGAGGCTGCTCCGGCAAGGAATCCTGTTCCTTCACCTATACTGACCAGTCGGTATACTTGCTCTACTGTTGCTTCTTCTCTAGAGAGGGCCTCATTTCCTAGATCCTCTTGACTCATGTCATTTTCATTCATTATGTCCTCTATTCTATGGTTAAACTAACCTATTGTTTTTCACTTCTAAGTCTTCTGTGTTCCTCGATATGGCACTCCCGGCAAAGCGTTATACACTTCTCGGCTTCTTCCTCTAGCACACTTAGCTTTCTGTCCATGTTACTCGCCAGTGCGAACTCACGATCTTCTTCATCTAGGTGATGGAACTCCAGGCTGTTCTTGTTTCCACAGAACTGGCACTTTATCCCACAGATAGACAGGACATATGCTCGTCTCTCTGCCCGTCGCTTTTTGGCCTGTTGCTTCTTCTTTTCAGCACGGTGACCCTCGGATGTCTTTTCTCGTCGTTGGCGTGACAACTACTACTCCCTCCTTGTGCTAAGGACACAGCTTAACCCCGATACAAACGAGGTACATAACAGTATAGCACTGTTCTATGCGTTTTGCAACAGAGTTGTACTTTAATAGGTAAGAGTGGTGCTTGGTGGTGTACTGTGGGGGGTATGTGGTGTGTTAATGTTGTGCCTTTAGTGTTACTTATTGGGCCTAGCATGGCTGCACTGGTTGAGGCGAGAAGGTGTCTGGTTGCCCTCCTCCCCGATTTGCTAACTGTCTCTATAACCATAGTACCATAACGATAGAGTGGAGATCAGAGCAGCGAGAGAAGATAGAGGCATTGGTTGAATTGTTTGTTAAGGGGGGATGTTAGATACCGACTCACCCACAACCCAACTTTCTTATATGTGCTCTATTCGTCCATTTGAGCCCTTCTAGACCCCCTCTGGCACCTCCTGTACCCCTCTGTTACTACCCCTATGGATACTCTTACTAGTCTATATGGTATAGTGGAGTGGTTAAATATGAGGAGGAATCGGCTTGTACGAGACCTGTATTTGGCCTACTTTTGCGTGTTTTCGCTTCATTTTAGCCTCGATTGGCCTATTTTTGCCGCATATTGGTCATTTTCCGCATCGACACGCTCTGTAAACCCCCATATATGGCCTCTGAGAGCAAAAAGTGCCGTTTTTACCATAGGGGGGACACACTTACTACTCCTATAGGGGATATTGAAGCTGAGAGAGAGGAGGAAGCCTGTTATGCAGTCAAATATGTAGATATACCCTTACAGTATAGCATATCACGATTACAGACCCCGTGCAATGTTTATTTGCGCTATCTTTCTTTGCACATCTCCCCTATGTGTGGTATACTGTAGTATGATTCATAGGAATAGGGCATAGGTGATCTGGTTGGTCACGCTGATCTTATATGTCAGATGTGGAGGGTTCGACTCCCTCATGCCCCACCATGAATTTGCCGTTTTAGACGAAAACCACTTTCAATATGCCCGTAAGTATGCTATTGATAGTTAGAGAAGGAAATAGTTCCCGACTTAGCTGAAAACCACTTTCAATATGCCCGTATATATTGGAAATCAAATTTAAAATCCGCCGTTTTTCTTGAAAACCACTTTCAATGGGCCCGGAAGTAGTAAAAAAAAGATAGTCAAGCTCGGGAAATATTGCCGGGTAGGATTGCCGGGTCGGTAGATATTGCCGGGTGGAAAAAAAGGGCCAACCCCTCCACAGGATCGGCCCCGGTTCAGATATTCCAGACATCCTGGATGTGTTCGTTCCCTTGCGGCAAATTTTGCCACCACTTAAATAATCGTCGGAGCAATAAGGCTCCCTTCTAGTTCCAGAGTTTGCCCCCGTCTTCCATGATGCCCTTGAGCATCTTGAGTCCCTTTTGGAAGTTTCTGTCCCCAACGCTGTCGGTCGTGTGTCTGGCTTCGATCTGCTCAGTGGTTCCGACTCCGGGGGAGTTGGCGTATGATCCCTCAGTACACGCTACGAGGACATACAGGGCCAGGTCGTCAGCAGCCACTTGGTTATCAGTGCGGGAAGCCAGAGCCTCAGCAGTGAAGCACTCGGGCAAGATAACCTCATTGTTAGCGTCACGGCCAATCATGGCATTCGGACGGTAGGTGTTCAGGGGGTAGGACATGGTAAACTCCTTTCAAGAGTCAAGGAAGTATATCATATGGAATAGAATCGTGCAACTATTGTCATATCCACTATGGAAGAGCTGCCGGTAACTATTACCGAGTGGGATTAAAGAAATGTTGCACAGATTGAAGTTGTGTGGTATACTTTGTTACACTGAGATAGAGGATGTTTGCCCAAAATTCGCCCGGATGCAGTAAGTTTTACCTAGCTGTTAGTGCAAAAAAATAGCCCCAGGGTTTCCCCCAGGGCGAACACTTTATATTATAAGACACTTACAACCGGTATATATTCTAGGGGTGATGACGGCAAGAGGAAGGGCCATCAATCGGGCCAACCGTGACGCATGGGCCAATCGAGTCGCACATATCGGTAACAGCCTCAATGAAGGCTTCGTAGAACAACTCATCCTCGGAGGTGTACTGGTCAACCGGTAGGTCGTCAATGTACTTCTGAATGATGGCATTGTCGGTCCGGACGAGTTTACCGTTCGCAGTTCCTTGCTCAGTGACATCATAGAAGGATGCCTTAATGATGACTCCTTCAAAGTTGTCATTAACTGTGCCGAGGTCAACTGTGCAGTCAACACAGTCAATGTGAAAAGTTCGGTCTCCCCAGATGGACACTTGAGTTACTTCTGACATTATGAACTCCTTTCAAGAGTTACTATAGTTTAACAGACTATCCTAATCTGTGCAACTTAATCCTATTCTCCTTGAACATGGAATGATACTTTGATCTTGCGGCCCTCGTCGCTCACGACGATGAGATTGTCACCGTCGAACACGGGGCAGTCGTCCTCATCCTTGAGAACCTTAATACCATCAGGGTTGCCATCGACGAGATGATGGAAAGCAGAGCCACCGTGGTATCCGGGTCCGCATTCTTCCAACTCGATACAGTAGTCCTGACTATCATCAGCGTAAGTGCCGTAACAGTCCAGGCAGGGAGAGTAGAAGCAAGTGTCAGGCAGACTGTCGATCACAGACGCACGACCCACACCGTAGCCACCTCGGGGATCACCATGAGATATCTCGCAGAGAAGGATACACTGGTCGTAGCAGTCAGCATTATCAACAGATGTCGGGACGATAGTGTAGTTGACCGCACCGTCGAGATCTGATTCTTGATTGTAAGTGTTACCCTGTTGAGCCATAGACAAGAGTTCGGCAAGGTGTTCAGACACTGAAACAGCATCATCAACCAGGATCTCCGACAACAGGCTACCGAAGTCGCTCGCAGTCCCATCGGGGTTCTCCCCAGCAAACTTTGCAACGACTTCCAGGGCATCGGCGATATCCTCATCGGACTTCTCGCTCAGTCCCTCACTCACGAAGTGTTGTGTCAGTGCTTCCAGGATAGCGGCATCCTCAGTCATCCAGGAACCGGACAACCCCAGGTGCAACTCTTCCCCTTGCTCAAGAATGGCATCTACCCACTTCTCAGTATTGATACTGGCATACGGGTAACTGAATCCTTTATCTTCGATCTGTAACATTGTAAACTCCTTTCAAGAGTTATAATAGTATAACATATTATTGCGAACCGTGCAAAGTTTAGGTTAGATATCGCTGGTATACGGTCCGCATCCACCCATGCTGAGGTCAACGCCATCAAAGCGAAGAACTCCGCCGAAGTCCGCTTTACGCTTGCTGTAGAGTTTACGCTCAACCTCCGCCATGCAACGGGCATACTTCTCGCACCACGCAGGTTCGTTCCACTCCTCATCAGGTCGAATCTGTCTGTTCTCTAGACCCTCAGAGACGGGATCATGAAAACAGCGTAGCAAGTCCATGACGGGATCGTCATTGTCCAGTACGAGTAGTTCCTGTATCGTGTTCAGATCGTTTCTGGTCATTCTGTAAACTCCTTTCAAGAGTTATATGAATATACCACACAATCGTGATCCGTGCAAACTGTCTAGGAGTTGGTCGGTAAAGTTTACCGGTTTTTACGCCCGGATCTAGGTACAAAAAATAGCCCCAGGGATAAACCCCAGGGCTATATGTACGCCGATGTTTCT